TTGGTGCTCCTTGTGTTGGTGCTCCTTGTGTTGGTGCTCCTTGTGTTGGTGCTCCTTGTGTTGGTGCTCCTTGTGTTGGTGCTCCTTGTGTTGGTGCTCTTGTTTCTGGTTGTGTTGGTGGTCCTTGTGTTGGTGCTCTTGTTTCTGGTTGTGTTGGTGGTCCTTGTGTTGGTGCACCTTGTGTTGGTGCTCCTTGTGTTGGTGGTGGTTGTATTACTCGTAACTCTTCTTCTATTTGACCTGTTGGTCCTGTTTCTTCTTGTCCTGGTATTATTTCTTCTTGTCTTGATGGTATTATTGCATTTGGTGGTGGAATTATTGCATTTGGTGGTGGTATTATTGCATTTGGTGGTGGAATTATTGCATTTGGTGGTGGAATTATTGCATCGTCTGATTCTTCGTCTGATTCTTCGACTGTTAGTTCATCGTCTGATTCTTCATCTAATTCGTCTGGTTCTTTTAAGTCTAAATCTTTCATTGTTCGAGCTCTTGTGCGTACTCCAATAGTTAGAGGAGCACTAACTGCTGTTCTCGATTTTAATTCTATTAATATAGGCAAATGGTCTGATGATGGAAATAAGTGCTCTGATTTTGGTATATAATTATTTTTTTCTATAGCTAAACTGCTATTAACTAAAATATAATCTCCAATATAAGGTGGATTAGTGTTTTCCATCTCTCTACAACATGTCTTCGGTGGTTCAGGCTCACATTTTACTACAATATCTTTTAAAATAGGTATATTTGTATGCTTAAAAGGGTATAAGCCTTGCCAATAATTCATTGAACCTTGATCGTTAAAATCACCAGCAACAATTACATTATAATTAGTCTTGCTCCATCGAGGTTGAATACGCTTTTTTAACTGTTCGGCGTTTTTTTGTTCAGTCCTAGTAATCTCAAAAAATTTGTGAAATTTGCTTGATAATTGACGTTCAAGGTCGTCTTTAGTTACACCAACTGCATTATGTAAATTAATGAATATGTAAAACTCCAAAGTTATTCTATGTTGTAAATAAATAATATGATAAGGACGACCTCTCTTAGCATTATGAATAATAGTATAACTAACAACAGCTTTTGCTTCATATTTATTTTTATTGTAAAATGTAACTAAATCAGACGAAGAACCTATTCTATGATGAACATAACCCATAGCCATTAATTTCTTAGACTGCTTATAAATTGCTTCCCATTTTGCTGCTTCTTGTATAGCAATAAAATCATAGTCAATAGGAAGACTATCTATTAATTTGCTAACATTAGTCGAACACACATTTAACTTAGTTATACGATTAAATTCTGTTTTCGCGCATTTTGCTCCTAAAATAGGTGCACTACCTTTTGCTTCTCCTTTCATCGCTTGCCAACATATATTCCAAGATAAAACGTGTATGCTATTATTTCCTCCTTCTTGTTTCAACTTGTTTTTATTTTTAAAAGTTTTTTTTAAAGTTCTATTCATATATAAACTTACATAATGTTTATATTTTAAAATACAAACTTTAACAAAAATATTTAAATAGTACTTGGTAAAATAGTATAATCAATAATTTTTTATATGTATAGCATATTATTATATGCATTGGCTTATAGTTTGCCTGCCTTACATAAAGTATATAGTGGTTGTCTTATTATTCCATTAATAGGAAAACAAAATATAGAATTTGAGAGAGTAAAAGAAAATACTTCGCGTGTTAGATTATATGGAATAATAAATTGCAACGGATTAGTTTATAATGCTAATACTAAAGACGAAACACCTATGAACTATGAATTAGACCCTTATTTAAAAAATATTATGACTAAATATAGATGTACTATTGATGCACCTTATTATGATGTAAATAATGATACCATTTTATTTGTATTAAAAATAAATATGCTTGGATTAACCAAAAGTATTAAATTGCATAATACTAAGTAAGAAAATTCGTTATTTGTAAATTAATTATATATACATTTATATAATTAATGTCAACTATACTAGAAGATTATGGAAACGAAACTGTATTAAACTTCATACAAGGTAGGATAAAGAATAATAACAATGTAGAAAAAGATATATTGGACAAAATAAATTATGTAGAGGATAAACTTAACACAGAGGATATTATTGAAGGCAATATTATAGAGGATCGTTCATCTCAAGGATTTTATTATGAACGGTTATGGGATATATGTATTAAATTTGGTGCTACAGAATTAACTCTTCCAAGTATTAAGGACATACTACAAACAAGGCATATTATAGGTATAAATCCTAATAAGGATAATATTCCTATTGAAAATAGTAATTGTTGGGATAATAATAAATTAAATAAAGCGCCAGGAGGGTATTTAAGTGAAAAAGTACGAAGCGGTAATAGTGGTGGATATTCAGATATAACCTTTGTAAATCAAAAATATGATATTAATGGCGCTAAAATTGGAGAAGAAGAATTATATTTTATTTCTGTAAAATATTTTAAAGATGAAAAAGAAATAGCTAAATATGATATCGGTAAATTATGTGCTTTAGTAGAAAAACATAAAGCAACAAATAGAACTATAAAAATATTTATTTTTGTTAAAAATAAACAAAATGCAATTAAAAAGTTTGAAGCGCAAAATTCTTCAAGTAATATTTTAATAAAATATATTAATCCCGATGGTAAATATGAACATATTTATGATTTAACTGATTTACAAAACGCATATTTTAAACTAAAGAAAATATTAGAGCAATTTAATTATTTAGAATCCACTAAGTATATTGATTATATTTCAAAATTTGAAAAAGATTATTTGAAAGTATTAAAAGAGGTTTTTATACCAAGATTTCATCAAAAATTATTTGTAGGTAAAATAGATACACTTATTAAAGATGGTGAAAAAAATATATTAGTCGGTGCAATACCCCGCTCTGGCAAATCATTTGTAATGGCAGGAACAATATTAGAATATATAAAAAGTCAAGAACCATTACAACCAAATAAAAAATTTAGATTTTTATTAATGACACCCGCACCGAATGAGACATTTGGAGAATATGAAGCCATTTTTAATAAATATATTGAGTTTAATGGAATAGATGTTGTTACATATAAAGATGAAATTAATATTAAAGAAATATGCAAAAATAATACTAACCATTGCATTATAATCATATCAAAGCAAAAACTTGGGTGGTCTGCTGGAAGTAAAGGCGAAGAATTATTAGCAAAAGGAGACGTACAACAAGAGAAAGACGAAGCAGTGGAAGACGAAGCAGAAGATGAAGTAGAAGATACAAAAGATATTAAAACAATTAAGCAACGTGTAAACAAATTGTTTGGAACAAATCCTAATATTGATGTTATGTTTTTAGATGAAGCTCATTTTGGTATGAGCACAACAAAAGCAAAAAATATTGTTGAACTATTACATAGCACAATTGCTAGCACAGTTAAGATATATGTTACAGCAACATATAATAAGCCATTGCAAGCATATGGTGTAGCTAAGAATTGTATAATTACCTGGAGTTTGAATGATATTCATATAATGAAAACACTTAGCGTAGACACAATAAATAATAATGCCATACGCGAGCAATTTGGTGAAAAAATTTATGAAAATGCATTAGAATATTTTGGAGATAAAACGGGATTAACTCTTGTTAGTAAATTTCAAAAAGATTATTCTATTTTTCCAAAACCATATTTTATTACATCGTTATGGGATAAAGAATTTTTGAGTATTGAAAAATTAAAAATTGGCGATTCTGAATTTGATTGGAATATGGATACATTATTTGTTACAAACGGAGATAGCACTACTTTCGCAAATGACGAACAAATGAAAGAAATGATGCGTTATTATTTTGGTTATCCAGATAAAAAAAAATCTTATATTGACCAAACTTTTTATAGAAAAAGAGGCATAATACCACGTATTCAAAATATATGTTTGAATAAATGTAGGACATTACAACAACAACATAATACTAGTCAATTATGGTTTTTACCCGTAGGAACTAGTAAAATTAAAAATAAAGTTGTGGCACTAATTAATTTATTATCAGCAAATGAGTTTAAAGATATTAAGAACAAATATCATTTTTTTATAGCAATTGATATTGAAGATAAAACAAAAGCAGGAAAAACGATTGATGGGGTTACGTATATGAACAATCCACATAACATCAAAGCAGATATAGAAAAAGTAGAAAAAGATATAAAAGCCGGAAAAGTAAAACAAGACAATTTAATTATTTTAACAGGACAAAGGCTACAGCTTGGAATATCACTACGTAATGTTGATATTGTTACATTGTGGAATTCTACTTCTAGTAGTGACGCTATTTTTCAAATGCTTTTTAGATCTATGACAGAAGTTGATGGATTAACTTGCGAAGAGAATGAATATTGTCTTACGAAAAGATTTGGATTTATGGTTGATATGAACCCTCAAAGAGCATTACTAAACGTAAATTTATTTGACACAAATATATCCAAAAATAAAGATATTGATAGCACGCAAAAATATCGTCTAATTACAGATTTAATAAATATTGATGAAGATGTATTATATGATAAATATGGCGATGATGAAAAAAGCAGAAATGAATTTGTAAAAGAATTGTTTAATAAATTATACGCATCATGGAATATAAATGTAGAAAATATTAAAAAAGTTATTACTGCATTTACATTTGATATGATAAAATTAGAAGCACTAAAACCTGTATTTCAACAAATAAATATAGGAAAAAATAGAAAAAAAAATGATGAAATAGATATAAAAAAGGACGATGAAATGTTTACTCCTGGTAAAAAGAAGGAAAAAATTGGAGAAATAAAGATAAAAGAGGACGAAAAGACCATTGAAAAAAAAGAAATTAATTTACAAGAAATTGCGGCAGAAATAATCACTGAATTTATATCGCTATTGAATATTTTTACACTTTATGTGGATAATGGTGCTCAATGTATTTTAACTGATAGTTCCAAATCAAACGCACAAATTACTTTAATAGATGATATTTATATTCTAAAAAATGAGGTTTTTAAAAATGAAGAAATTAAAGATAATTTTTTGAAAATATTAAATGGACGATTATCTGGAAATGCAGATGAACCTTATCCAGAAAAAGTAATTGAAGATGTATTGGATGCTATGAATAGTTTAGATGATAAATTAATTATGAATAAAATAATTTTGTCACAAAAGAAACATTATTATACAATAAACGAACCTACTGAATTATTAAAGTATATTAATAGTGATAGTCAGTTAAAACCGAAAGATAAGGAAAAAAAAGAAAACGGGGAAGTATTTACACCTTTAACATTAGTAAATGAAATGGTGTCTAAGTTAGATGATGCATATATAAAGGAACATGGAAAAAGTATATTTACAGAAGTCGGGTTTAAGTGGTTTGACCCAGCGGTAGGTATTGGAAACTTCCCTATTATACTTTATGAACGCTTAATGAAAGGACTTGTCGAAAGTATAAAAGATGAAGAAGAACGAAGAAAGCATATTTTGGAACAAATGATATATGCATCTGAACTTACACCAAAAAATGTTTTTATTTATAAAAAAATATTTTGTGGGGACAAATACAAGTTAAATATTTATGAAGGCGATACTTTGAAAATGGATGTAAAAAAAGAGTTTAACTTATTGGAAGATTTTAAAGGGTTTGATGTGGTTATGGGAAATCCACCATTTCAGGAAAAAGTTGGACCAAATAAAACTGAAACATTATGGGGTAAATTTATTATAAAGTCACTTACAATACTTAAATCATCTAGATATCTGGTTTTTGTTCATCCATCGGGATGGAGAAATATTGATGGTAAATTTAAAACCATTCAAAAAGAGCTTTTATCCAGAGATTTACAATATTTAGAAATACATAATGAAAAAGATGGATTAAAAATATTTAATAGCGAAACAAGATACGACTGGTATATATTAAAAAATGAATTAGTTGAAAATACAAATACAATTATTAAATTTCAAGATGGAACTATCAAGGCAATTAATGTAAATGGATTAGAATTTATACCAAATGGTGAATATGAAAAAATTATGTCTATGATTGCAAAAAACGGAGAAGAAAATGTTGTTGTCATACACGATTATTCATTATACGAAACTCGTAAATCTTGGATATCAAGAACAAAAACAGAAGAATATAAATATCCATGCATCTATACTGTAAATTCAAAAAGCGAACCGAGTTTTTTTTATTCATCAAAACAACACGGACATTTTGGAGTTCCAAAGTTTATATGGAGTAATGGTCGAATATCATCAATCGGTAGTTATGTTGATATTAACGGAGATTATGGACTTACTCAATTTGCGTATGCTATTGTTGATAAACCAGAAAACTTACCAAAAATAAAAGAAGTATTTGATACTAAAACTTTTCGTAATTTAATGGAATTATGTGCGGTAGGACAACTTACAGTTAATTATAAAGTAATATCGCTCTTCAAAAAAGATTTTTGGAAGGAGTTTATTTCTGAAGAAGAGCCAGAAGACAAAGTAAAATCTAAAAAAACTCCAATAAAAATAGATAAAAAAATAGAATTAATGCCATCTACTAGCTTAGATAAAATATATAACCCTTTTACAAACCGACGTATAAAAAATACACCATCAAATCAAAAAAAAATAGAACAATTATCGTTAAAGAAAACAGCAGGAAAAGGAGGAAAAAATAAGAAAACAAGAAATAAAAAATCACAAAAACAAAAATACAAGAAATCAAGAAGTAATAAAACTAGAAGTAAGAAAACAAGAAAATTAAAGCATAAAAACTAAGTTAATTTGCACTGCTAGTAACATTATTAATCATATTATAATTATAATAACTATGAACTATTATGTGTGCAATTATTGGCCCAACATACCATAATTCGCCAAAAATGCTATTTAGTTTGCTATCCAAATTAGCATTTAAAAAGGGAATTGCGACTAAGCTTGTTCCAACACCTATTATAAATTGTTGCGTGACTCGCAATTTCCTTTTATAAATATTAAAATAATGTCTAGGAGTATGGACTAGCGTTAAATAGCATTTACTTAGCAATGGCCATTTAAGCCATGCTAAGTGAAATAGCGAGCTCCAAGAATATTTATAAAGTTTGTTTTTTATATTAAAGTCATCGGCAATATGATAAATAGAAAACACGATTAATAGCGTTACTCGTTTAAAGTAGGAACAATAATATATACATAAACAACTTAAGAAATTACTTGCTAATGTTGCATATGGGCTAACTATTAGGCTGGTTGCTCCGTGGCCAACTGTCGGAATTAATAGCGGGTATTTTATTAACATCATCATTATTATTAGTAATATTATATGTATTATTATTAATAATATTATTATACATAATTAATAATAGTATTATACATAAAAAATGTTATTGGGCGACAATAAGATTAAAAAAACAACTTAAAGACAAGTCGCAAAACTATAATTTGGCTAAGAATTCGGCATTCTCCGCAAGAAACTTAGCAACCAATTCGTCGGGCAATTCTCTAAAATCCACTAACTTTTTATTTAGCTCATATTTTTCATAAGCATTTTCCTTTTTTAGCGCTTCTAAAAACAATTCATTGTTTTCATAATATTTCTCACACGTCTTCTGACCGCATTTTTTAAAAATGGGATTAATATTGTCGGATTTATCACCTAATACAATTTTATAAAACAAATTTTTTTGCGGTTCGCTAAATACTTTGCTGCCTTCTTTCAAATATTTGTTTTGAAAATTCACAATTTCGGTATGCTCATCTAAAAGTTGCAAATAATCGTGGTCGTTTGCAATTATGTATATTTGCGCATCCACATATTTATTGCGAATATAGTTTTTAGTAAGAGCAATAATATCATCGGCTTCCAAATTAGGAAACTGGACTACACTATTTACACCGGCCTCATATAAAAGCTTATATGCATCTTGATAAATATGCTTGAAAAACGGGCCTCCGCCAAATTCATCGCCTTTGTCACGTGTGCCTTTGTATTCGGAATATAGTGTATTTCTCCAAATGTCTTTGCGAGGACAATCACGCGCTGCAATTATTGTTGTCGTTTTTTTATGTATTTTTTGCTTCTTTTTAAAGCCTGCTAGCGATTCACTAAATGTTTTCATAAACTTTTCTACAAACTCTTCATTTTCGTATGGGTTATTTAATGGTGTTTCTGGATTTGAGTGCCCCCACCACTGAACAATGGCGAAATATCTGTAAAATATCCAATAACTCGTATCCACTAATATAAATATTTTTGGCTCTTGCGCTTGTGCTTGTGCGTCTGCTTGCGCTTGTGCTTTTGCCTTTGCCATATTATTAATGATTATAATAACTATTATAATATAATATTTATATAGTATCAATTTTTATTGTATATTTATTAATATATACAAATTATTTAAAGTTATGTAATTATGCTTATTAGACGTTATATATGAGTGTGGAATACACGTATAAAAATAATATTCTTGTTGTATGTAATGTTATTAATGTGATTTATCATTTTCCTCAAATTATAAAAACATATAAAACAAAATCGGTAAAAGACTTTGACCCATATTACTTATTTTTAGGTATTCTTCATAGTTTTTGTTGGGTATTGTATAGTATTGAAGATAATAATAGTTTAATGATATTCAATAGTTGTGTTACGATGTTTTCTATTTCTTTTATTAGTTATTATAAAATTTATTCTTGCATTAGTGATTATTATAAGAAAAAACAATTAGCTAATGTAGTTACTATGAATACAGAAACTAATGATGTTAAGATAATCAGTGTTACTAGTGATGACTAAATTAGCAAAATATTCTTTTAAAAAACAATATTTTGCTAATGCTTTGCTAATGCTTTGCTAATGCTTTGCTAATTTATTCTTCTTTTATGTAACTACTATTACATAGTTTTTTAATTATTTTTTCCTCATTGTTATCCTTAGTGTTTGCTATTGCGACTAATGTATGCGTATAATAATTTTGTTTATATTCATTATTTTGAAAATCTGGATTTTCTTTTGTCCATTTACTTAATGCGCAAAATTGCTTTGTTGATACATCTTTTATTGCTTTTCTGATTTTTTCTTTATTAATATCCTTTTCCCAATTGTCATCGTCTTTAATATATAACGATTCGCGTTTTAAGTCAGTGCAATGTATCGGTCGCTGATATAATCCTAATTTACTCATATTTTCAATTATTACATTACTTAGCCCATTAACTAGCCCGTTTTGCTTCGTATAATCTAGCTGTTGCAAGCTAACTTGAATAGATTTTATAAAATCGCTCATATTTATAGCGTCTTTACAACGCTCATTTAGAAAAACCTGAATATTAAATTTGTTATTATTATTGTTATTTGTTATAAAATTGTTATTTCCTAATTTCGGCAACATTTCACTTATTTGATCTTGTTGCTTTATAATAATCTCTCTCATTTCTTTATTGTCGTTCAATAACTTAATTATTAAATCATTGGTTAATTCATTTGCCAAAGTTATTTGACTATTTGAACTATCAACTATTGCGCCATTTTGCAACACTTTACATTTTTTTTTATGAGCATAAAGCCCTTGCCTGCTCTTATACTTTTTATCACAACTACATATGAATTCAATTATAGTTTCGGATTTTTTTCCTATATTTGTCAACACTGTGTCAACGTTTGTATTATTTTTATGTTTTGCTGTAGCAATATGTTTGTTATAATCTTTTTTGTCACACGTAGCATAGTTACAATTTATACATACAAATTCTGACCGGATTTTTGCGGAGTTTTTTGTCAACATTTGTCAATAAGTTATAAATAAATATATATTTAATACATATTTTTTTTTGTTTTTCGGATTTTTTCGGATTTTTTGTAAACAAATGTAAAATTTATGTCAACAGTTTAATGAAGAAAATATGCAATATATCACATTTTTGCATAATTCTTCATTAAATTAGAAGAATTTGCGCGCTTTTTTGCACTTTTTGCGATTTTTATTTAAAGTTTTATGAGCATATATGATGCCAAAAAAAACCGGATTTTTGCGGATAATTCCGGACAATTTTGTCAACAAATGTCAACAGCCAATTTTTTAGAAAAGGCGAAAAAAAATTATGGTAAGGCGTTTTTTGCAGTTAAAAATTTAGGATTTGCACCTTTAGCGTCTGGTTTTATTTTAAAAATGCAAATTTTTCTTTTTTTTCTATAAAGGGTTAGGGTTTTCAAAATTGGACATTTATAAATGTCCATTTTCCAAAAAATCGTCAAATTTATTTTTGCAAAAAAAAACACATAATATTTATTATAAAGTTACAAGACCATAATTCATAAGGTTTTTAAAAATGGGGATTTATGCACTTTTTATATGCCCTTAGCCCCCCACCAGCAGAATTTCAAATGTTTATTAGTTCATTAAAATAATTCAGTTCTTTTATAACTTTTTCAACACACGCATTAACGTCGCTTGACAATAGCGTTATAAAACTATATGTTGTATGTAGGCTTAATATAACTCTGTTAAATTCACGTGTAAAATTCAAATCATAGTTGTAAAATAATATGCCTAGTTTATTTACTAATGCTTGATTTGATATACTATGGTTGGCATACAACTCCAAACAATTAATAGTTTCATTATATAATACTTGTTTTATGTTATGATTATAAGTGTTAAATAAGTCCTTTTCTTCTATAAAAGTATTGATTAAATATTCAATAGAGCTATAATCGTTATTATAAAACATATTGTTAAAAAAAATGTAATATGCGTTTTGACTTTCCTTTGTTGGAAATGTGCATAGCCCAAAATCTATTAAACCTAACATATATTTTGGGGTTGTTTCTGTTTCAGTTTCATTGTTTGAAACGTCGCATACATCATTTATGTAAAAGAAAACATTACCACAATGCAGGTCACAGTGAATAACCGAATGGTATAAAATGCCTAATATATTAAATTTGTTTAATAAATATGCAAATTCTTCTTTTATTGATGAATCCATAGTTGCAATGTCTTTCAATTTTAGTCCATTAATATTTTCCATAACCATTAATTCGGGATATTTTTCGGTAATATTTTTATAAACTTTTGGAAACCTGTATTCTTTATTATTTTTATATTTTTTGGAAAACAGTTCTAGCGAATCGACTTCTTTAATAAAATTCATTTGATTTAATAAAATCTCTCTATTGTCTAAAAGTAATTTTGTTATTTTGATATATTTAATATATGGAATATATTTGCATATATACGATACGTATAACAGCTCATCAAACACATTTGTAAATTTATTTACAATGTTTTGCTTTAACATTTTAACAATTAGTTTATTATTACAGCAATCACGTGCGTCAAATATTAATCCTACTATGCCACTATTTATAGGAATAGCATTGTTTAATGTTATGCAATATTCGCATTGTAATTTATTTAGTAAATCATAATTAATATCACTAATGCTATAAGGAACATTATCAGTATATTTTATTAAAAAATCCTGCTCATCAGAATATAATAAATCTTTATTCAAACATAATGCTTGAAATAATTTAACATATACAATATTTTCATATTCTAACCTTTGTGCTAGTGCTTTAATTAATTCTAATCTATGCGTAGGTATTTTATATACATTATTTATTGATTTGATTGTAATGTAGTTAATAATTTCGTAAATAATAATACTAACTAATTTTGCAATTCTTAGACTTATAATTAGCGGTCTAATAAATATCATAATTATTAATTTAATAGTATATTAAGTATTAAGTATTTATATATAATAATTACTTAATACTTTTTTCGTATTATTTTGTCAAATTCAAATTTTCTATGAATTCAAATTTTCTATGAATTCAAATTTTCTATGAATTCAAATTTTCTATAAATAATTTAACATTATGAAACATCTTTTTAAACATTAATCCTATAATATTACTCATATAATTAGGTATGTCATCTGTCATTGTTATTTGAAAATCTACAGAAAATTTAAGATTAACAATATTTTCATTATTTTCATTACTTAAAGTAATAATGGTTTTTCCAAAGTTAAACGTTAATGCTTCATAATTGTTATTATCTAAATGTAATGTTTTTAAATAATCTTCTATTAAATCTTTATGTTCATATATTAAATCCTTATTATAATAAGTAATACTATTATTCAACTTATTCAAATATTTTGTAGATCTAAATAAAATATATTTTTTCTTAATACCAACTTCCTTTGCAATTTGTTTCATTACTATGCATATATCAGTTTCTAAACTATCTACACTATCTAGACTATTTAATATATGAATCTTTTCAATTAAGTCTACATTTACCTTTTCGAGTAAATTATACAATTGTGTGGTCAAAAGTAAATCGCTATTTACTTTAGTTGTATCCAAATTATTTAACTCAAATTGTAAATTAAATACACTAGCATTTGATAAAGGCATTCTTATTTCGCTTAATAAAATATTTCCTTTATTACATAGCATTTTAGGTTGAAACTGATTTTCCTCACAATATTTCATTATAACTTTAGTTATGATTATATATTTAAATATAATTTTAACTTATTAATAAGATAATATTTAAATAATATAATTTTTAAATAATATAATAAAATTATTTAAAAATAATGTTATAATATATTTAATTATAATATTTTAATATATTAAAATGGTATTAATGTACACTATTGCTGTTATTAAAGATAGGACAACCATTTATAAGAAAGTGCCCTATGATTGCTTGTCTTATAAACAAAAATTGCATAATGGCATTCTTAAATATAATATTAATACTAATATTAATACTAAAAGCCCGATTATTAAAGTAAAACCCATTGAATTGAAAACAGATATTTAAACTTTTAAATATCCTAATAAATCAATTAATGATTTGGTTTTCGGAATTAATGGCTTTTGTTTAATTTTTCTTGCTCTCAATTTATGTATAAACCAAGTATGTGGATTATTCATTGTTGGGTCAATTTGTAAATTTATACTAATAACTTGCGACCTACAATAGTTGCTACAACACAAACAATCAAAGCCAAAATATAAAGTGCAGGTTTCATCTATTTGCTTATTACAAAAATCACAAGTAAATTCCATATATTAGCGCCTTAGTTTTAAATATATTTATAAAATTATTTTAAATATATTTAATATTTTCCTTTTTTTTTTCTCTTTTTTTTCTCTTTTTTTTCCTCTCTTTTTTTTCTCTCTTTTTTAAGATATAAGGCTTCAAATATCTAAACTCACAATATTTTTGTCGCTCCTTTGCTTACGTTTAGATTTAGTAGGGATTTTACCGCTCATCAAATCTTTTAAGTCTTCAACACTAATTGTGCTCGCCTCATTGTTCTTAGTTTCATTTACATCTATTTGTTTGGTCTTTAGTCCGCTTAATAGTGAGGCAATATTTTGGTTCGATTGTGGCACTGTCGAGGGCCCTTTCATTTCGGGGCGTTTTATACGTTCTTCGTCATATGGATTGCCCTCATTATTGCCCAAACTAGAACCCCGTGCTGCCATAATGTCGGGGCGATTTACAATATTAGGCATTCGTTGGCTGCGGTCCGGCAATTTTGTTTCAATAGGTGCAGGCGGAGGCCCAGAATTTATATTTGGAGGCATTGAAGCACCAAAGCCAGGATTAGCCCCACTTCCACCATTATTAAATAGTCCATTCATAAATCCGCCTAGACCCGGTTTTGTTTGTCCCATAGTATTAACCGCCGCTTGAGTAAATTGCCTCATTAGCTCCGGATTTTGACGCATAATATCATCCATACCAGGCATAGAAGATTTGAACAACGTATTTGACATATGAACCATCATAGCAGAACCGCCTAGCTGAAATAATAATTTTAACTCGGGAGACATTTTAGCTTTCGATTTATATTTTTCGTGCAATTCAGCAAAAATATCATCATATTCGTCAATATTCTCATTTATTTGCTCACCCCAGCCATCTAATTTAATGTCAAAAGGGTCGAATTTAGTATTTAAAAATTCTAAACCAGTAATACACGCCATCATCATTTTTCCTTGAAATTTAATAGCATTTGTTCTCTCTTTTTCCGCAATAATAGTTTCATATTCACCTATCATTTCATTTAAATCAGAGTCCATATTGTAACGCTTGCTCAATGAGACGCCTTTCTTTTCTAATTCATCTAGCTTTCGCAAATATTTGAATTTTTCTTTTAATTCCTCTTCTTTTGTTAATTCGGGTTTTTGCTGTGTTTTGTCTAAATTAACAGGAATATTATTAAATTTGCCAAAACCATCCCACGTTTTATTTTCATTCATATTTGCTGTAGATTTTCCAAGGTTTATATTATCGGTGTCGTTGTTCTTTGTAACAGGCTTAATATGAGCACCGTTATTTTTGGAACTACCAAAAAGGTCACCAAAAATAGATTTTTTCTGCGCACTTCCGGAGCCGGACTCTTGTTTATATTTAATTTCTTTACTTGTGCTAGCATTGTCTGCGCTAGCGCTAGCACTAGCGCTAGCACTAGCATTAGCACTCTCATTGCTAACTTTTGCACTATTAGCACTTTCCTTAGTCGATTGATGATAGTCAGTAGTATCAGAGAGCTCATTTAATTCATTTTCTAAATTTGTAATGTCTTCAATGTCAATAGAAGATGAGAACTTTTTATCACCTTTATTTTTTTCATTCATCAATAATTCTATGCCACCTCCAAAATTAGCAGATTTTCTAGTTGAACTAAGTTCTTCAATGCGGTCTTCGTAAGGTTCGCTAATTTTAAATTCAGGCAATTGAATATCTTCTATATTTAAAAAATCGGGCTCAATTTCAACAATATTCATGTAATCTATTATGTTTTAAATAGAAGATTAATTTTTAAATACTCCGCAATATATAATATATATTGTATTATATATATATTGTATTAGCTATAATTATAGTTTAATGCTTTCTTGTTTATTATCTAAATAATAAATTCCTTGAAGCAAGCAATCCGCTAAATCGTCTTTCTTTGAATGTTTGGTAAAATAAGTAAGCTCAGGCAACATATTTTTGTTTTCCAATAATTGTTTTGTATATAGTATGCTTAGTTTTTTTCTCTCGTTATAGGAAATCTTTTTATCTTTATCTAGCTTATCTAGTTCTTTATCTTTATTTAAAAAGGCTTTTAATTTATTTGTTGCAGAAATGAATACTATATTATGGTTGTTACAATCAATAAAATATTGAGAAATCATACCTTGTAGCGACTTCATTCTATTAGCAATAGGACTAATTTGATTTTCGATTATAATTTGGTCTATACTAGTAAGGTCGTAACTATTAAACAGTTCATTGAGTTCGTTTTTAAGACTTATACCCAAATCGATGAGATTTACATTATTAGCATTTATTGTTTCAATAGCCTCAAAGCATGTAGTGTTTGCATATTCTTCTATTGTTTTTATTAAGCTAGATTTATTTATAGGTTTTTCTACTTTTAAATCGTATTTTTCTAGTAATGTTGAGAGATTTGCTACTGACTGTTTATGTAATGTTTTTATATTACATAGAGGTAAGCTATATTCGGTCTTCTTTGTGTGATTTTTGCAGTAAAAAGTATCATTTTTATGAAAACAAGCCTGTTTAGAGCACTTATTAGTGGAGCATGGAATAAACTTATTGCACAGATTTATAACATCCCATTTAATAATAGTAAAATCTTGCGAGCCAGTTACAATAGTATTAGCACTAGTATTAGCATTCGCATTCGCATTAGTAACCTCTAAAATAGCATAAGCCAAATTTTTAATACCAATATCAATACTTAAAATTTTCATAGTATTATTATATTAATAATGTTATTATATTAATATAAAAAAATATGTTTAGCTTAAAATTAATGCTAGTTATATAATTTGTTGCCATTTCTTTAAATAGTTTTCTTATATACTATTTAGCGTAATGCCGCTTTACATATGTTATAGTGTATTCTATTTAAATAATAGATAAATAGCGCATATATTAAAGCCAGTAAATATGTGCCCATTACATATCCGGAGTCTTTTCTAAATAGTCCAAGCATTAAACCGCCAAAACTCAATAAAACTAACAGTGCTCCAAATATTCCAAAAACATAAAATAACATACAATAATTTTTGCCTAATGGCGCCATTAAACTATCGAAAAAATTCATTTTATAATAATAATATAATAAAAATTTTATAATATAATATAATAAAATTTTTATATTTATTTTTATTAAATTAACATTTAAAACTGCTTAGCTTATAAAGTTATTAGCGCAATGTTACAATACATATTGAATAATAAATTCTTAATGTGTAATACATTAATATGTTACTTAAGAAAGACATAGCATATGCTCCCATTGCATAGCCTGAGCGTTTTCTAAATAATCCCATTATAAAACCACCGAGAGCAAATAAGGCAAACAATAAAGTTAATAATCCTAAATAATAAAATAACATACAATGATCTTTGCTTAGCGGAGACATCAAACTATCGAAAAAATTCATTTTATAATAATAATATAATAAAATATTTTATAATTATAAAATAAATCATAAATAAATAAATTATAAATAAATAAATAAATAAATTAATTATAAATTAATAAATTAATTAGGTTTTATAACATATTTTGTAACATGCTTTTGAGAGTCTAGCTTTTGCCTAGATAAATATAAATCTTTTAAATCACTTGTTTCATAACCATATGGTCTAATATTTGATAATGTATGTTCAAATATATATGGAGTAGCTTTATTTATTTCTAAATTAGCTTTACTATAATACGGACACACACTGCATTCATTGCACGAATGTAATTGATTATTACTTATAATAGATTGCGCATTAACTTGTAAATAATGCCTATAGTCGCTATTAGTTTTAATATTATTATTTCGTTTAAGCATTTCGTCGTTTAATACTGACGAATAATAATCGCTAAATAGTCTAGTATCATCCATTAAAGGCGGAAAATTCGTATTTATATTATTTGTACCCTTAGAACACGAACCATAAGACATATTATATATAATTAAAATTATTATATTTTATAATTAAATTATTTATTATTTAATTAACGTTTATTGTTTATAGTTTTAATAAATAATAAACGTTATGTTTGTTTATGCGTTTTGTATAATTTTAATTAAATCTGCTTTTTTCATTTTTTGTGCTGTTTCATTGTCTATTAAATTTCTAGTAACAGCTATTGTTTTTAAATCATCCACTTTCATTTTTGAATAATTTTTCTTAGTAACTCCACTATCAACAACATCAATAGCAACATCAGTTTCTTGATCAGGAATTTCTATAGTATTTAAATTAATAATCTTCGAATTGGTGTTTAAATCTATATTAAATGTATCTAAATTTACTGGCAAATTTTTAATAAATGTTTCGTCGTCGCTATTTGAAAAGTAAGGTTTATTTAAATCAATCTCTTCAAAATCTCCTAAATCTTTTAGATTTTGTTCAAACTCTTTTTTAGTTAATATTAATAGTTTTTCTAAAGAATCTTCTTCTTTAGTCTTTTCATTTGGTTCGTTATTTGCTTCGTCATTTGCTTCCTTATCATCGTTATCTTCGTCTTCGTCATCATCGTCTGCTTCGTCTTCGTCATCATCGTTAGCTTCGTCTTCGTCATCATCGTTATCTTCGTCTTCATCATCATCGTTTGCTTCGCTTACATCTTCGTCATCATCGTCATCTTCGTCATCATCGTCATCATCATTTGCTTCGTCTTCGTCATCATCATCCTTTGCTTTGCTTAGATTTGCTTTGCTTACATGCGAATTTGTATTATTATTTACTATATATTCATTTTCAGAATACTCATCTTCAGATACATATATTTTATCGCCTAAATTAATTTTTTTTATTTGCTTAGTTTCTTCATTTTCAAATTTATTTTTACTAATTAAAGAATTAATGCTTTGCATTTGAATATTGTAATTTAAAATAAAGCTTTGTAATATTTTCCCGTGCTCAATTACGCTTCGCTCTAATAGATTAATTCTACGGTAGCTATATAACATAATTGAACCGCATACTAATAATATAATACCAAATGTTAATAAAAAACTAGAACCTACGAATTTAAATAAGATTGACATTATTATTAATGTTTAACTATATTATTTTAAGTATTGTTTAACGAATAAATATTATTTATTTGTTATTTTATTTGTTATTTTATTTCATATTTGTTATAATATTATCAGGATATTCTAAATCTTTTAGAACTTTTAATGCCCCTTTAACCTTAGAAATACCCTTTTTAATTTTATACGTATACTCAAAGTCATCTCCGCTTGCATTTGTTTTAACATTCATATAAAAATTATTGTTTTGCTTAGTTAATTTTTTGCATAATTTATTATAATGCGTAGTTAACATATAATCAATATTTTTCAACTTATTTAAATGGTTTAAGTATCCATAAGCACTAGTTATTGCCTCATCTGGATTAGTTCCACTATAAAGCTCGTCAAATACGCAAAAATGATTTTTATCTTTATTGTTCTCAATAAGTTGTAGTATATTTTTACATTGTCGCGCTTCAGCTTGATATAAACTGTCACGCCCTCCTGTGTCCGGAATGTTAATATAACAATGAATATAATCATATACTTTAATAGAAGCGCCGTCAAAAAACCCACATCCTATTTGTTGACACAATATAATATTAAATAATGTAGATTTTAATAGTGTAGTTTTTCCAGAAGCATTTGGACCCGTAATGATTATATTTTTATCTAACTTATACGAATTCTTCACAGGCTTAAGCTTAGGCTTTTCATCAGTTTCAATAGTTTCAATAGTTTCATTATTTTTAATAGTTTTAATAGTTTTAATAGTTTTAATATTATTTAAATTAGCAAAATAAGCATTGTCAAAGTTAGTAGGCTTATTATTATTATAAGTGCAATAGTTCATAACTTTATTGCTAATATACTTTTGTAGTGACTCAATATTTTTAACATAACCATTAAATCCAAAAGAGAAATATAAGCTTCTAATAAAACTGTCATTTCTATTTAAAAAATAGAAACATTTCATTAATTGACCAAGTTCAAATAATTTATTCATTTTTAAAGAATAAGGAGTTAATTTTTTTAATTCGCATAAGTAAGATTTAAAAATTGCGATGTTTTTTGTAATGCGCTCATTAAATATTTTATAATGGACATAATCTTTTGTAAAACTCAAAAAATGTTCGTAGCTCTTCACAGTATCCAAAATATATAATTTTACATCTTGCAATGTATTGTGCATATATTTAATATTACGGAAATATTTAATACACCCATTTATGTTTAAATACAATTGAAAAATATAAAATCCAAAACTAAAAAATATATATATTTTATTTGTCAAATTAGTTTCACTTAGCGAACTAAATACCTTACCAATAATATGATTAGCAAAAACGGACTTTAAGTGATTAAAATATAGTTTTAGTGTAATTTTATGTCCTTGTAATTTGATTATAAAAAACGGTAATAGTAAAAATAGGATTGGAATTGCTAAACTTATAACAGGGGTTGAGAGATTATAAATGCTTAGTGCTTGCAATACAACACTGTTATTATTAAATTTATGTAATATTGGCATATCAATATATTGATAATTACTTGTAAATCCATTGTCATATATAATTTGCTCACAATTGTTGTAAAGTGTCGTATTTTTGCATATAGTTGGACTTGTATTAAAGTCGTCTTTTTTCAATGGACTATAATTTTTAATCAAATCTTGAGTTTCTGATAAAAATTCCGTGTTATTTGTATAGTATTTACTCCACTTATTAATAATATTTTTCTCGAAAATTGTTTTAGGATCAAAAACGTGATAATATAAATTATAGTTTGCATTATTCGCGTTAGTATCATTAGCATTAGAAATATCTAATAAATTATTAATACTAACGTTAATCGCGTCACTAGGATAACTAGCGTTAGCTGGATAACTAGCGTTAGCAGCCGGATTAACCTTCACTAATTCTAAATCAGTAATAATATTATTATTAATGACAAATAATGAATTTGCGTCTAAATATTCTATAGGTAACTTAAATGCATCACTATATTTCTCTTTAGTATTATATTCGCCTTTGTCATAATAACTTATTAAGGTTCTAATTAGTTCCATAATATATTTATAAAGAGTAAATACTTTATAAATATTAATATAACGAAAATAATTAAAAGAATAACATTAAATTTTAATATTATTAACATTATTAATGATTATTTATGACATATCATTTATTGCTAGTTATTATAAATCAATAGAGCACGAAAAACTAGATAGTGCTATTATAGATTTATTAAATAGCGTATTAGAGCATGTTAATAATGATATATTATTAAATACTTTTGAATTAGATAACGATAACAAATTTAAAAAGAAAAATAAGTTTAAAAAATATGATGCTAACTCTAATAGCGCTTATAGCGCTAATAGTAGCCTTAGCAAAGACAATTTTATTTTAAGTAGAACCAGCAAAAACACTTATGTTAATACTAAAAAAAAATGCGCCGAAGATAAAAGCAAGTTGGACACTATTAAAAGCAACATTAAAATAATATTAAACAAATTATCGCCTGCCAATTATAGCAAATTAGAAACCGAATTTCTAAACATTTACAATGATTTAATTGAACAGGACAATAGTGAAGAAAATGCAATTATTGATAATTACATTATACAGCATATATGTTATAATAATTTATCTTATAGCACTATATATGTTAATCTACTTTTTGCATTGTTAATTAATTATTATGTTAAAGATTCTAACTTTGAAAATATATATATATATAATTTACTTAAAGAAAAATATGACGAACTGTTAAAAATAGAGCATATTATTAAAAATAATATAGACGACGATGAATATACTATTAACAAAAATAATGATAAATATAAATGTTTCATTATTTTTATAATAAATTTTAATAAGAAAATAGTTAATTTTCAATTAACATCAGAAGCTTGCGAAAATGACTATGTTAAACAGTTATTTATTAATTGTAATGTAATTGAAGAATTTGTAAGCCGTTTTAATACTTTTTTCATTACTAATTTAAAAATAGAAAAAAATAACAGTTATTGTGAAATCATACTTGAGTTTTTAATGTTAATTTACAATGAATTATTTAAAGACCCAACACTAATGAAAAAAATAGATCATTGTTTACATTTATATAATACTATTAAAACACTCGCATCCAATGAATGCAAATATGCAAATTTTACAAATAAGATTAAATTCAAACTAATGGATATTGAAGACAAATATAAAAAATATGTATTGTAATTAAGTTTTTAAGTTTTATATGTTATAAAAAATATGTTATAAAAAATATGTTATATATAATATATAATATATTATAATGATTAATTCAAATCTAAAAAAAGAGGTTCGCTATAATGTAACAAATAACATAGATAAATCAGATTTAGATAAAGAGGCATACGTGTATAATGCAAAAATATATAATAAGCATATTAAATTTGTTTTGGGTGCTCCTAATTTCGAACATTTAAACAGTAAAATTATATTTTTTAACATCTATTTAGTAAATAATAGTTCAATTGTGTCTAAAATTGGTATATATGAAACAAATAATAGTGACTATAATTCTTTATTAGATCATAATGGGGACATTGACTTAAACAAGCTTAGTGACCCAATTATGTTTCCATATTCCAAATCATTAATTATGAACAATTATGATTTGATTGATGATTTTGAAACAATGTCTAATGCCCCTAGCGAAGTCGATACCACCACTTCTATTAGCTCAGACGATGAAGAAGAGGAAGAGGAGGCGAATAGTGAGGCTAATAGCGAGGCTAGCGCCAAGTCATCTATTAATTATAATTTAATGACTTTAATTAGCCAAAGTAAAGAAGAAAGCGATTATGAAATTGCGAATTATGAAGAAGACCCTAAAGATGTGTGGGTTAATAAATACTTAAGAAGTAATAAATACGAAATTGTTGATAATGAAGGCGCAGGAGACTGCTTTTTTGCAGTTTTGCGCGATGCTTTGAAAACGGTTAAAATAGAAACATCTGTAAAATCTATTCGAGAAAAATTAGCAAATGAAGTAGACCAAACCATTTTTCAAACTTATAAGGAGTTATTTGACCTATATTATAATAATATGAAAACAACACAACAACAGTTAAAAACGCATAAACATAAACACAACACTTTAAAAAAGATGATTACCGGAACAAGCGATGGTCCTGATAAAATTAAGCTAATTCAAGATGCCAAAGACAATTTTAACACATTTACTGCTATAAACACTAAAGGCAAAGAATTAGAAGATTTGGCGCACGAGTTTCAATTTATGAAAGATGTAAATAGTGTAGAAGACCTCAAGAAAGTAATTAAAGAGGTCGGCGGCGCTTATTGGGCAGATAATTGGGCACTAAGCTCATTAGAACGAATATACAATGTAAAATTTATAATTTTATCTCAAACCCATTTTGTTGAAGGCGAAAAAGAACACGTTTTACAATGCATTAGTCCTGATATAAAATTAGAAGAACGCGGCATTTTTGAACCGTCATATTATATAATGGCTGACTATTTTCAAAACAATCACTATAAATTAATTACTTATGATAAAAATTTAAAACGCGGAGCTCTTACATTTAGCGAAGTGCCTTATAAGATTAAAGAATTGATTTTAGAACGATGTATGGAGAAAAACGCCGGACTATATGTATTAATTCCCGATTTTAAAATGTTTGCAAATAAACACGGAATAGAAACAGCTAGTATTAGTAAAAAGAGTGCATATGATACATTAGTGGATACTAAAAAGCCTAAGTCGCAAGATTATGATGATTCAATAGTTATTCAAATATACAATAAATCAAAACACGCAAAAGTAGGCGAAGGTAGTGGCGAATCAATTAAACCAGAATTAAAGATTTCTAAAAACGTTCTTGAATTAAATAATAAGAAAAAATACCCCGAATGGCGGAAAAAATTGGATAATGAATTTTTAGTGACAAATTTGAAAATAGACGGAATTAATTGGACAAGTGTAAAACACTATATGTTAGCTAGCCGATTTAATGGATTAACTGATATAATTAGTAAGTTTAAAAAAGACGGAGTTTATGGCTCTAATATAGAAGAAGCGCAAAAATTTTATGAAAGCCAACTTGCCAAAAAATCTATAAAATCAACACTAATAAATGATGAAGAATTTAAAAAAATGGAACATACATTATTAGAAAAGGCGCTATATGCAAAATTTACACAAAATGATGAACTACGCGAACTACTATTATTAACAGGAAATGCATTAATCACATTATTTAAACCAAGCAAAGGAGCAATTCCATTTGTAGAATTAATGAAAGTTCGCAAATTAATAACCAAATAATAGCAATTAATAGCAATTAAATGTTTATAATTAGGTATAAATCTTTTATAAATTATATAATTATATAATTATATAATTATATATATATAATGACTACAAAAAAAAATAGAAACAAAATACATGCAAGTTCGGAAAAACTTACTACAACAAAGAAGTCGAATATTATGAAGGGAGGAACACCCCAAGATTATTACGAAGCAACAAATATTGAATTGCTTCATTATATTAACGAAAACAACTTGGAAATAAAGCTAGTAGATGTTAACGGTAACGAGAGTGGAGCTGATTTTTTTGATTATGGTGAAATTGCAAACCCTGATGATAAAGGATTTATAGGTAAAGCAAATTTAAAGAATGGTGATATTATATTGTCATATGAGACGATTAATATTGATGGAAATGAGTCTAAAAAATACGCATTTATTAGCAAAAAAGATTTTACAGAGAATATAAATAAAGAACGAAGCATATCAAAAATCTCATATATTACACGCAAAAGTATAGAAACAGATTTAGATACAAAAAAACCTAGAAATTATGAAAATTTAAAATCTGAGTTAGTAAAAAAAATCAAGGAACGTATAGCTGTATCAGGTAAGAGTAAAAAAGAATTGGAACAACATTTGAAATCGAATATGATAACAGAAGAAACAGAACCAGATTTAACACCAGAAGCAGGACCAGGAGTGCAAACAACAGGAGTGCAAGCAAAAGTAGCACCATTAAGCGCAGTAAGAGCAGAATTACAAAAAGTATATGATGAGAAACACACAGCATTGACTGAATATTTTAATCAAAAGAGGTTAGATATGAGTACTAGTCCCGCGGTTCAAATAAATAAAGATAATCCTAACACAAGCTTAGGAGTTGCTGTCAATCCTGAGAGTGGTATTATTGCAGGTTTACAACCTACTATAAATGGTATTACACAAAGTCAAGTTAAAGTAGCAGGATTAGATATAGGAGATCTTATATTGGATTATATGATAAATGACATAAATGACATAAATGTCACCCCTAGAAAAGTATATACATTTATTAACGAAACTGATATGGAAAAAAAAACAGATGGCAAAAATATAACAATTTACTATGTTAAAGGTATAAAAACTGATGATGTTAAAGAAAGTAAAGTTTTAAATAAACTTATTAAAGATCGTAGAACTGCAAGCATAGCATTAGATGAATTAATTACATTAGAAAGCAATGATGCAACAACAGAAGAAGAGTTGCAGAGTTATATTACTAGTAATCGCTTACAAACACATTATCTAGATACTGATAATAATAATAATGGCCTCGCTACACTAAAGTCTGGTAATGGTACTATTATTAACCTTGGAGAAGATGGGTCATTATATACTGCTACATTAAGAACAGGAGATATTATATTAACATACAATGTTTCTAATAATACATATATATATATTGGTTTGACGGATTTTTCTAATAAAACAAAAGACGCTACATCAATAGGTATTACATATATTAAACATAAAGAATTAGGAAATAAAAAAGATGAATTAATAAGGCTTATTGATGCTCGTATAAAAGCAAAAATAGAATTAGATGATTATCTTGCTAAGCTAAAAAAATCACCATCAGCAAATACACCAGATAACACAGGTAATAAAAACACATCAGTAGAAAATTCGGCAATAGAAAATGCGATTGGTGCTATTATCTTAGCTTTAGCACTAACAATTTCAGACTCAAATCCAAACACTAAAAAAAGGGTAGGTGCTAATAGTCCAGAGACGGAAGCAGAATATGAAGAACTTACAAATAAAATAGCAACAATTACAAAAGAACGTGTTGCTATTGAAAAAAAATTTAACGAAATTAAAACTGAATCCAATAAGAAAAAAAAAAAAGAGGGTTTAATTAAGATATTGAATGAATTATTAATCAATAAACAAGATTTTGCAGCAATTAAACATCCCAAATACGGTGAGCCTAGCGGTATTAGGCCTGTTAAAATCGGCGGCTTCACTGGTGGGCAAGGTTGTGCCTACGACGATCCCAATCCCGAACCATTATGTGAGTTAGCTGTTAAATTTTATAATTCTAGAAATAGAGAATCACAAGAATATAGACGAACTATAAATGAAATTATGAGTTACTTAATTGAACAAAAAATTAATATAAGATATCAATGGGTAAAAATAACGGAAACAAGATCGATATCATCGGACTACACAGCGCCAGATATTTACAGAACCAGCAGAAGAGTAGGAATAATTTCAAAGTTAAATTATGATAATACAAGAGAGGGAACTGCCATAGGACCATGGGGTTTTGAAGTCTGGATACCTGATAGAAGAGGATTTGAAATTTTAGTTCGTCCAGATGCTAATGGATTAAAAAAAAAACTAAAAGTTATTAATGACAAAGAAGAAATTATAGACAAATTTAAGACTGAGAACATTTCATTATCTTATATAGAATTTTTGACCGACAAACAATATGATCCCACCAATGATGTTAATTATAAACCTGTAATCATAGGTGAGGATCCCGAAGCAACAGGTAGTATTGGGAGAATTAAAGGTATGAGGCAAGGATTAAATAAAGGATTAAATGCTGTGACTTCTATAAGTCCAGTAACAGGAACATATACAAATGTTGAAAGCATTGCAAAATCTGCATCAGCAAGAGGCTTACGCGAAGACTTAAAAGGGTTAATAAAAGATGTAATAGAAAATAAATTTAAAGAAACTAAAAAAGATGTCGATTTATTAAATACAATTATAAATTTTTATAATAAAAAAAGATCAATAAAAGATATATTGATTTCCAAAATTTCATATATTTTTGCATCTGGTGAAACAAGATTAAATTTATTTAATAGAAAAAACTTAGCAAAAAATTTTAAACCAGATGAGGAAGAAGGTGAAAATAAAGAAAATGAAGAAGATAATGAAAAAGGTAAAATAGGTGGCGCTAATGAAGAAGCAGACGACCTAGAAGGTGGCGGAGGTTATGGGTTTAGAAATTTTGATAAAAAGGATGCTGAAAACATTATAAGATTAATATTAGATAATTTAACAGAATTAGAGAAAGCATCAGACGATACTAAACTCTTATTATTTAGCACTTATTTAAAGAAATTTTTAAAAATTACTCCGAGCGAATTAAATAAAATATTGCAGGATATTACTAGAGTTAAAAAATTATCTGAATATGTTATTACACATTACATTAATCGATTAAATGGCAATCAAGATACAAAAGAAGAAAAAGAAGAAAAAGACAACAGTCCGGCAGCGAAAATTTCTAAGCTAAATTTTGCTTTAAAAAATAATGTGCAATCATTTATTGGGTCTATTGTTTATATTACTTTACATACTGAACAAATGGTAGGTTCCGAAGCAAAAATACAGTATTATTTGGATAACGAATATAATAAAGCAATGAAACTACCTACAGGAGAGGAGCAAACACGAATTGATAATTTTCACTTAAAGAAATCTCTAGATGACATATTCGGTGAAAATAATTCAATAAAAGACTATAGAAACAAATTGAAAACTATTGACAGCTATATAGATAGTATGAATGAGAAAAATATTGAAAATGTATTGCAAGAATTTCCTAATGTTTTTAAGCTTGCAACATTAGAAGGAGAGAAAATTATTTATAAAATACCTGGAAACATAAAAGCTATTATTAAAGAAAAAGCTGAAGATAAAAAAGAAGCAACAGCAATAGAAGAATCATCTAAGATAAAATTAGCTCAAGCTGAAAAATTAGTAAAAGAATTGTTAGATAAGTATCCAGAATCTGTTGCAGCAGCAAGACCAATAGAAGCAGAAGGAGCAGAAGGAGCAGAAGGAACAGGAAAAACAGTAACAACAGTAACAACAGGAACAGGAATCACGGCAGAAACTGCTAAACATGCAGAATTAAGAACCAATTTACAAAGGTTATTAGAAACACTCGGAACACCGCCTTCTAGTAGTTCTAGCTAATAACTATTTACATATCAATATTTATAAAATTATATAATTTTACTTAATTATATAATTAAAGTATAACTATAGTATAATATGGTAACTGTAAAAAAAGGCATAGCTAAAGCTAATAAATATACAAAAAAGAGAGGCAGACTAATTCATAATAATAATAGCAATAATACAAAAATCCTGCATAATTTTTATAAAGACATATTTAAAACAAACAAGGATTTAGCTTTACTATTAACACCAGAGAGAAATAGCAATGCTCAATTTTTAGAATATATATATAAACAATTAAATGCTAACCAACCAATAATAAGTGCGTTAGCTATAGAAAAATCGAGGACTAGTGAGAACAATAAAAGCATTATTGTTAATAAGATTACTAGCATAGTAAACAAACATTTAAGGTCGTCTAAATACATTGATAGTGAGTTAATTAATTTTATATTAACAAATACAAACTGTAAAATAGTGACTTATAAAAATATAATAAAAGGCAAGACTTATATTTTCGACTTTATAATTTACAATGATGAAATCATTATTACAAATTTGGATTTAATTGTTGAAAAAATGTTACTGGTATTACAACTAATAATAGCAATATCAAAAAACGATTCAAGAAACGGACAGCATGTAACCTTTTTTTTAACGCCGTTTCAAAAAAAGCTTAATACTAATAGTAATAGTAATGCTAACGTATTGGGCGCCAAAAATGTTAATTCTGGTTTTACCTATCCTTACTTAAAAACCGGAGTAACATTTATTTATAGAAAGGAAGAGTTTTTCAAAGTATTTATTCACGAAAGTATTCATTATTATGGAATAGACAAAGCACTGCATAAAGACTTTAGTAATGATGCCAAATATAATATAAACTATAATAAATTCATAAATTCATTTAACATAAGACCACAAGACATAGCTAATATAGGTATAAATGAAGCACTAACAGAATATTGGACATTTATTATATATTTAATTGCACAAAGTTACAAGAAGTCTATAACATTAGCAAATTTTATATATGAATTTGAGAACTCATACAAATTAGAGTTGCTACATATTATATTCCAAGTAGTTAAAATATTAAATTACAACAAATTAACATATAGCGAATTTTTGACTAAATATAGCAAACAATATAAAGAAACATCGCATATTTTTAGTTATTATATAGTTAAAACATTATTAGTCTATAATCATTCTGATTTGCTTAAATCGGCTATATTTGATATAAATTTTTCAAGTTCATTAAACATAGCTTTAAAGTCTGACCCTAATAGCATTAACACTTTTTTTATTAAATTGTTAAGTTATGCTTATGACGCTAACTTTATAAACATTATAAATAAAGTTAGTGCTTATATTACTAATTATACTAATACTAAAACAAACGCACGTTCAATATACAAGCAAAAAATTATTTTGAGCAATTTAATGATGATGTATAATGATAATAATATAATATAAACATATAAAAATTATTATATATACAATAAATAGTATATATGATTATTAATGTAAATAAGTGTACTAGCAAAAGAGTTAGCACTGAGCATGAGAATGAGAATGAGAATGAGAATGCTACATTATTAAGTTGCAATAACATAACGGAGCACTATTTAAATGTGAATTTAACAATAAAAAATAAAAAATCGTATGAAAAAATTTCGACTAATGATTTTGCTATTCCTGCACTTAAAGATTATAGTAATATAGTAAAATACAATTACAATGTGTCGCAATTAAGAGCTATATCAAAACATTATAAATTGAGCACTGGCGGCAATAAGGAGTATTTAAGAAAGCGACTATTTAACTTTTTATATTACAGTTATAATATTATAATAGTTCAAAAATATGTGCGTTATTTTTTAACTAAAAAATATATAAAAGTCCACGGACCGGCCTTTTATAATAGGTCACTATGTTCTAATGATGTAGATTTTTGCACTTTAGATAGTTTAAATAATATTTGTTATAATCAATTTATAAGTTTTAAGGATTCCAATTCTCATATATATGGGTTTGACATAAAGTCGTTATATAATTTATTTATTAAGTCGGGCAATGCTAAGAAAGCAAGTAATAATACAAATAGCAATTCATCAAATGTGCAAAATCCATTTACAAATGTGTGCTTTTCACATAGCATATTTGAGCAATTATTAGAGTATATTAGATTAACAAAATTATTAAAGCTAGAACTTGATTTAAATTATGATGAGCTCATTATTTTATCAATTCATAAGCAATTAGAAATGAAAATTTTAACATTATTTCAAAGAATAGACAGTTTAGGAAATTATACAAATATTAAATGGTTTATGGAATTGGATAAATATGGATTAATACAATTTATAAGAGAACTAGCAGATATATGGAATTATAGAGCTAATTTAACACAAGAAACTAAGAGGGCTATTGTACCGCCAAGCGGTAATCTTTTTAATAGTGAGCATATTAATATTAATATTAATAGTTTGCCACAATATAATTTTATTCAAATTAAGAAATATGCAATTCAAATTATTGATTTATTGATTAATAAGGGCATTAATGAAAATTCGTGTGTTTTAGGAAGCTATTATGTGTTATCTGCCTTAACAATGGTTTCAAATGAGGCAGCAATTAGCTTGCCTTGGCTTTATGAAGCCGTAAATTTAAATTATTAAAATGAGAAAAATTAGAAAATATTTATTAATTTTTTTAAATTATTAAATATTTTAAATTATTAATTCGTTTGTTTTTTCACTCCTTTAGCAATTAAAAATAATTATTAAATATTATATATATTAATTACTAAAACAATTTAAAAGAAAATAGTTATATTAGAGTATAAAAAATGCCGTCCAACAAGAAAAAAACCGAAGAACCTGTTGTAACTGATTCGTCTGTCGAAGTTCCACAAACTCCAGTTAAAAAGCCAAGAGCTCCAAAACCAACTGCTGAGCCAGTAACTGAGCCAGATGCTAAACCAGCACCCAAAGTCAGAGCTCCTGCGTCAAAGGCTGTAAAGACTGAGCCACAGGAAGTAGCTTTAGATGCTCTCAAAGTTGTTCCTGAGGTTGAGAATGTTGTAGTTACAAGTGATTGTGCTGAGCACAATACTATTACATCTGGTTTTTCAGATTTCATTACCAAATTCCAGTCGATGCTTGCTAGCTTCAATTCGCTAAAAACCGAACTACGCACTCTAGAAAAAATGACTGTAAAGCAGTTAAAAGTTGCTGAGAAGCTAAACAACAGAAAGCGTCGCAAAGGCAACCGCGCTCCAAGTGGATTTGTAAAGCCATCGTTAATTAGCGATGAGCTAGCCAAGTTTTTAGACAAGCCATGCGGTACTGAAATGGCTCGCACCGATGTTACTCGTGAAATTAACAAGTACATTCGTGCAAACAACCTTCAGGACAAAAGCAATGGTCGCAAAATCAACCCAGACAAGCCACTAACACAGCTTCTAAAGGTTAGCGACAATGTTGAACTCACTTATTTCAATCTCCAGAAATATATGGGTCCTCACTTCCCGAAGGCGGTCAAAGTTGAGCATGTGGCTAGTGCTTAAACAAGTTATAACTATTATGAATTATAAAATAGAAATAAAAAATTTAGAAAATTATAAAACTAAAACAGAAAAATAATTTAATATTTAATATTTAATGCTTATACTAGCACTAAATATTACACCTTTTCTCATTTTAAACGCCGATTATTAATAAAATTGAAAATAGTTTAAAAATTATTTTCAATTATCATACAAATATGGAAAGTCCTATGCTAAAAATGTTAAAATCTAAAAATCCGGATAAAGAGTATCCTTCTAACACAGGACAAAAATGGACTGATGAAGAAGAAATATTATTATTAGAAGAGTTGAGTAAAAATATTGATATACAACTAATAGCACAATATCATAATAGAACTAGTGGAGGTATAAACGCAAGACGTAGAGAAATCGCCTACAAATTGTATAACAATAATAATTCTATGGAAGAAATTATATTGAAAACAAAATTAGATGAAGACCAAATAATAGAAACAATAAAAAAACTACAAAACAATCCTAAAAAATGTAAATCTGTAACAGAAATAAAAAAACTATTTTCAATAGAAAGTGAAATTGATGAAATAAAAAACGACATTAAGGAACTAAAAAATACAATAAAGGAATTAGTTGAAATGATGAAAGCTGTTTATGAATTTGAAGACGCATAAAATGGGCATTTGAAATGAAAAAAGGTGTAAAAGAATTATATAAAAAAAATTGAATTGAAAAATTATTAATAGTTCTTAAGTATTATTCAATGATTGCAATGAAGCCAGTAATGAATGCGCTAACTTTAATCACAATGATGGTCTTAATTTTTAATATGTTCTTTGTTATTAAAGTTACTTTGGAATATATGATGCTTCCAGACATAGTGCCGTTAGTTTGGTTTATTGTTGCTCTTCCTACGCCATATTTCGCAACTATGCTAACAGCTCCGCTATTAGATTGAGAGAAAAAAAGAGGATTGCAAGTAACATATTTTTTTACATACAATAAATTAAATTGTGACCATTAACAATGCAAAAATAAAATAATAATTTTAAAAAACAAAATTAAATTAAAAAAAAATTGATTTAAAAAGATAACATTATAATTATTAATATACTATAAACCAATATGGCAACTATTGTATCTGGAACTGCGTTCAATGTTAACACTGATTATGTGTATACCAAGCCTAAGCTAAATGCTAATAACGGCAAGTCTATTGGTATTCTTAACAAGCACAATATGAAGTCGCTATATGTTAGTACACCTCTTATGTTAACTTGGGGTGTTAATGAGTGGTCGGATGATAAGACAGGAAAGAAGTCATTTGACTTAGCGCTTCAGTTTCCAAGTGAGGAAAATAGTGAATGTAGTGCATTCTTAAAGAATATGCAAGAACTTGAAATGCGTATTAAGAGCGATGTTATTACTAATTGCAAGGAATGGCTAGGCAAGCCTAAGATGAGTTCGGATGCTGTAGATGCGCTATGGAGCCCAATGCTAAAGTATCCTAAGGATAAGGCATCGGATGAATTTGATTATTCGCGTGCTCCAACACTAAAGGTGAAAATTCAATATTGGGAAAACACGTTCAAGAATGTTGAGCTATATAATGAATCAGGGACTCTAGTATTTCCTAATGATGATAATATGTCTATTAGTGATTTTATTGTTAAGGGTTCAAGTGTAGCAACAATTATTCAATGTGGTGGCATTTGGGTTGCAAATGGTAAGTTTGGCGTTACGTGGAAGCTATTTCAGGCAGTAGTTAAGCCTCGAACAACGCTAAGTGGAAAGTGTCATATTGTGCTATCTGAAAAGGATAAGGAAAAGCTGGTTGCACCACTTGATGATGATGATGATGAACCAGTAAAGATGGTTTCAAGCGTTACAGAGGTTCCTGACAGCGATGATGATGAGCCTAAGGAACAGCCTAGTGAAGAGCCTAAGGAACAGCCTAAGGAAGAAGTTAAGGAAGAAGTAGTAAAGCAAGTAGATGTAGAAGACGCTCCTAAGAAGAAGCGTATTGTTAAGAAGAATTAATTAATTAAATTAACTATTTAAAAAACAAACAAACTAAACTAAACTAAAAATAGCATAACCATTTTTTTTATAAGTATAATTTTTTATATACTTATAAAAATAGCAATAGCAATAGCAATTATGACAAATGTATATGAAAATATATGTCAGCTTTATGTGTATTATCTAAAATATTGAGTGTGTTTATTTTTGGTATTCCTTTATGTTTTACACTATAAATTTGATAAGGCGAAAATTTTAAATCACTAATATTTATTTCAATAGGCTGGTCTGCTAAGTCAATAAATATATTAGACTTAGCATTGACTAAATCTATAATGTTGCTATATTTATTATAATAAGTGTAATGAATATTATTGTCTTCATCAATAGTAATAGCGTCGTCTAATAATGGCTCGATTTTGATAATATTATTTTCAAATTTCATTTCATTATGCCATAATGGAATATAAACAAGTTCCTCATTTATTTCCAATTTATAAATTTCGCTATTTAATAGATTTAATAGATTAGGAGTTAATATATAGATGCTATGAGCTTCTAATTTTTCTTCTAAAATGGTTTTTATGATTTCTATAACTGCATTATAAATGTTTGTATTGTCGTTTGTATTGTCATTTTGATTTTTTTTATAGTGCAATAAATAGTGATAAAGGTCTTCTAAAATAGCTATTGAAAAATATTCAAATAAGTTTGTTAATAATGCTTTAATATGAATATGTGCTTTTATTTTGAAATTATTTATATCTTGTTTAAAATTAGCAACATTGTCGCTATTAGAATAAAAATTTATTATGAAATTAAAAAATAGCACTAGTAAATCATCATTAGCATTATTTTCGTTATTTTCGCTATTTTCGCTATTTTCGTTATTTTTGCTATTTTCGCTATAACTAGTAATAAGTTCTTTTAAAGTAGTGTAAGCACAATTAATATTTTGAAATAGCAATGTGGCATCTTCGTCTTTATTATTTTTATCTGGATGATAAATAATGCACTGAATATGATAATATTTTTTCAATTCATTTAAACTAATATTATGAATAGTGTGTATACTATAATTTGTAATATTTAATATGTTTAGCGCCTCACTTATTTTCATTTATTAACTCTATTAAGTATAATGTAAAACTTTCTAAATGAAAAATAGGTCTATAATTATTGTTATAATTTTTTAAAAAAAATATGCTATTAAAAATAAGGTCGCTTATTTTATTGCTGTTTATTAACTTATTAATAATTAAGGACTGTATTATATAAAAGAAACACTCGTGACTATTTAAATGATTTATTAATATGTCATATAATAAGGTTCTAATATTACTAATATTGTAATTATTAGAAACTATTAAATTAATAAAAGTATTGCATATTGCTGAATGTTGCTCAATATATTTTATATTATTTGAAATGTCTAAGTGTGTAAAAATATTAGGATTATTTACTTTATTATAAATTGACTCTGCATCTAGTGGGTCGTTATTAGTAAGTGTTAGTTTTTTAAAAAATTGCTTGTTTTGTTTATTACATAATGAGTATATATTTTTTTTGCTTAATTTTGCAAAATTAATAATTTTACATATATTTATGATTTTGATAGGTATAAAGCTCACACATTCTGTAATAATAATGTATTTAATATTTAAAGTTGAAAACAACTCTTTTTGCATATAATTATATAGTAAATCTAACAAGTCATAATTAATTTTATCAAAGTTGCGAAAAACAATATATCCTTTTTTAATAGGCGAAGAAGCTATAGAATTATATATAATATTATATATTTCATTCCACACAGACTTACTATTATATATAAAGTTTTCTACATCAATTTCATAGTGAATATCACTAATTTTAATATAGAATTCTGATTTAGTTAGATTAATATGTAATTTTTTCTCATATTTCAAATTACTAGGACTGAAATGTTGCAAAAGTTTTAATGCATTTTTATATTTATAAGAACAAGGTGGCCCATAAAAAATATAATTTATAAAGTTATCATTTACTAAGTTATCATTTACTAAGTCATCATTCTTCTTTAGCGAGTCATCAATTAGCAAGTCATCATTTACTAAGTCATCATTCTTCTTTAGCAAGTCATTGTCCTTCTTTAGCAATTGTAATAAATCTTTATTAAAAGTATAGGTGCTATTTTCATTAATGATTTCATTATAATTTTTTTTTAAATTCATATTTATAGTTATTTATTTATAAATCTATAACTATAAATTTATATATTTATTTGTTTAACATTATATTTAACATAATATATTAAAATTAATTAGATATATATTAGCAAGCAATATAGTTTATAGCAATGATTTCTGAAAATCTGCAAGATTTAAATTATGAATATATAATATTAAATGAGCCTATTAAAAATAGCGCCGTTCAATATAATTATTTTTATAAGTTACTTTACTCTACGCACATAGTATCATTAACAAGTATATTTCTTTTATTTGAACTAAATAGTTTGTCTTTTGAAAATGATAAAATCAAATTTGATAGGTCCACACTTAATAATAGTGTTTTTAGCAAGCTTATAGAATTAGAGGACCATATATTAAATTTAATAATAGACTCTAAAAATAAATTATATAAGCTAAAAGAAATATATGAAAACCAATTTTTTAAATTTTCATTAAGTGACGATAATGAAAATATAAATAGCTATAACTATTTAAAACACCTAAATAACAGAACATTTATAATAAAAATCTCTGGTATTTGGGAGTCTAAAGACTCTATAGGATTAACTTTTAAATTTATAAAGGTAAATAAGTTTGTTGAGTTTATTTAGCTTATTTAGCTTATTTAGCTTATTTAATAATAGGAGTTTCATCTGTTGAGAAAAACTGCAAACTTATATTTATCATCATTAAAAATAGAAAGTTAATAATAGATAAAATATATACAGCATTTTTTGATAATTCTATTTTCATATTATTTAATTCACTACTATCTTTATCTGTATTTGATAAATAATAAAATAAATATGTTGTTACCAGACCTAATTGTACTATTGTTAATACTGAGGACATAAATGAATAAGTGTGATATTCATTTGTAACTCTATTAGAATTTATTCTTTTAAAGTATTGGAAGTTCAAAAATATAGCATACATTATTATTAACAATGTAAAAAATATTGGCGACACATTAGAAAACAACATTTCAACAAAATTTCCATTTTTTTCGAATATATTTTTACTAACATATATTCCCATAAATAACATAATACTTAGCGCTATTGCAGTTAATCCATAACCCCAAATTGTGGATGTTGCTGGTCCTGTATTTCCTAACCTTGAGAATTTTTCTGGAAAAAATAATTTTATAATAATCCCCATACCTGCAAGAACAACAATTATCATAAAATCTAAATTATTATTATGTGATAAACCAAAACCAAAAATACCCTGTTTGCTTATAATCATAGAGGCATTTAAATTATCTTTATCTTTAGGTGGCATATTAATTTATATATATATATTAAATAGTCAAAAAAACTATATTTTATTAATAAAAAACTATATTAATAAAATATATTATTAAATATATAATATGAATAGTAATAATCCACTAGTAAAAACTAAACATAATTTTGTTTTAGATAGAAAAATATTATTAATTGATAGCGATGACAGAGATATAGAACGTTGGCCACATAGTTCAGAATTTGAAATAAGGTGCCCACAAATTTACAATAATGTTGAATCGATAAAATTAGTAAACATTATGTTGCCAAATTTCTTATATAATATTAGCGAATATTTGCAAACAAATAAAATGGAATTAGAGATTTCGGGAACTACACATACTATTGTTATACAAGATGGTTATTACAAACACTCACAATTAAAGCTAGCACTACAAAAAAAATTAATAGCCATAGATCCTTCTTTTGTTGTAACTTTTAATGAGCTCAATAATAAATATTATTTTGGCCACCCAAATAGAAATACAACATTTAAATTCAAATTTGACAAAGTTATAGATTATTCAACTTGTAACAAAGATAATTATAAAGTAAATGTGTTTTCTCAGCACGGCGAATGGGGACTAGGTTATATATTGGGTTTTAATAAAACTACTTATGTTTCTAAAGTTACAACCGATGACGACATCCTCAGTTTTGCAGATGCACCCACAAGATGGATTGACTCATCCAGCAATGTTTTAGTTTCGCAAAATCCCAGTAATTTAGAAGATAATATATTTATATATATTGAATTAGATAAGTATAATAAAAGCGATGAATTAAAACCATATTTATATTATAATAATAGTAATACTAGTTCAGGTATTATAAATGGGGCTTTTGCTAAAATACCACATACCTTATCGCTAAATAACAATTGCACAGTAAATGATGGGTATTTAGACAATGTTAGTTATTTTCAGCCACCTATTGATAAGATTGCTAAAATTAAATTAAAATTTAGGTATCATAATGGTATGTTAGTCGATTTTAATAATTTCAATATTTCTTTATCTTTAGAAATTAATCAATTACGCAACGAAATGAATAATTATGAGGTAAGAACGCCCTATAAAATATAAAAAAAGGATATAAAGCCCTAACTATAAATTTATATTAGGACAACCCATTTTCACTAACATAGCACTTCTCACATAATGGAATATATTGACTATAGCCAATCAATATTTGTAAAGTATTAGGAACAGTTCTATGACTAAATTCTGAAGCCCCTGCACATAGCTTACAAGTGCCTGTTAGCTTTAAAACATTTGTAGCACTTGAAAGCAAATTCATCATAGAACCGAATTTTTCACGCTTATAGTCTAAATCTATACCGCATAATATTACATCTTTCTTTAATATTTTATGTAAATGCATTACAACACTATCAATATTTGTGAAAAATTGCGCTTCGTTAATGAAAATATACTGCGCGTTTAAAATAAGGGGTCTAGTTAGTTCGTTAGTAATAAAATCGTCAATGTCAATTATACTAATGCAATCTATTTTTTTTCCATCGTGCGTAATAATTTGATTCATACCATAGCGAGTATCTAATTTATAATTGAATGCTATACATTTTCCTTGTCCATAGTTAGTTACACAATTATTGTAAAGTTCAATTAATTTAGTAGTTTTTCCTGAAAACATTGGACCATATATAAGAGTAAGTTGCGGAGCAGGGTTAATCATACTTAATTATTAGTAGTTATAATTATAACTATAAATAGTTATTTAATATATCAATTTTATTCTAAGTTATATTCTAAGTTATTTTATTTTATAATATAACTGTATTATATTATGACAGATTGGACAGACGACATTGACCGCGTTCTTAATAATATACGAATAAATTGTATTATATTGAGCAAATTACATAAGCAGCGTTATTTTGAACTAAAAAGTAACTTGAAATATTATCGCCTTCCAGTTATAATATTGAATGGAGCAAATAGTATTATTGCTGTTGGTTTGCAACCTTATGCCGACCAAGGAACAATTAGTTTAGCAACCTCTCTTATTGCATTAACTTGCGGTATAATAGGCTCAATAGAATTATATTTAGGTATTCAAAAACGGCTTGAAAATGATATGATTAGCCAACGTGATTATTACTTATTAAGTGTAGATATATATAAAACACTGACCCTTAATAAAAGTAATAGACCTATTCCTGCAAAAGACTTTTTAGAAAAGAGTTACAATACATATACTAAACTAATTGAGAGCTCTTCAGCACTTGCGCGAGTAAAGGGAGATAAATTAATTCAAATCGATTTAAACCTTGACCCAGATGCTGAAAATATTGTGCTAACACCTATTCCTATTAGAGGAAGCGTTGATTTACCGGCTAGAAATGTTGCTTTATCAATAGAAGAAAACGAATGATGATTTAAAAAATTATTATAAAAAATAATAAAAATTGAAACTATTTATTATTTTACTTACTAAATAATAAATAATAAATAATAAATAATGGCTGTTTAATGCATGTTTTTTATATTCTATTATAGCTTAAAATTATTATTAATAAATAGCGTCAGTTTTTTATAATCTTCAATAAATATATTTTTATTGCCTTGATACTTAAATATAATATTGTTCTTTTTTAATTCAAGTTCTGTTGGTGGATATAACTCATTCCAAGCTAATATTATATTACTGTCTATAACATTTGAGAGATTTAATAACGGATAACTATATTTCATATAGGCAAGTGACCTGGCAATTGTTCCACGAGAATAATTACACGGAACATAAAATCTTTGACTTGCCATTATATCGCCACTATGAGAGAATTTCTTATTACTACGTAAATTGTTTGTATAATAATTTGTTAAATATATATTGTGCATATCTTTATTTGCCTTGTTATAATGTTTTGTAAATGATTGAGGAAATATGTGTTCTGCTGTAAGATTATTATATTTTGTATAATTTAAATTACTAAAACTATTAAAACTATTTATATTGCATTCTTGTGTGCAGTTACAAAAATCATTGTATAAGTCATAATAAATATTATTAATATAATAATATTGTTTTATAGTTTTTATAGAATAATATTTTGAGGGCAAAGCACGAGTAATAGAATTATAATTTCTACTCAATAAAAGACTAACAAACAATTTAGTTTTCGAACAATAGTTGAAAAAACGCATAACTATTAGTTATTAAAACTAATATATATAAAAAATGCTTAAAAAAAAATTGATAACTATTTTTTTTATGAAAACATTAATCATTATACTAACATAATATGACCGGTCATAGACCTAACGCACCACAAAATCAAGAATTTTTATCAACAATGCATACTATGATTGATGATTTAGATACTATTTCTTCAAACATTGATGAGGTTATTTATGTAAGGTTAGTAAATGGACTGCAACGACTATATAATATACATAATTCGACTATACAAGCATCTAGCACTAATAACAGAGAAACTCCAAATCAAAGGCAACGTGAAAGATATCGAGACAATTTTCAAACTAATAATGAAGTCCAAATTACTAGGAATCTAGCAAGACATTACGGAAGAGTTTATGATAGTAGTGGTATTCTTATAAATAATGATATTACTACTATAAATGCTGATGATTACCCTTTATATACTGACGCTGACGCTTACCCTATAAATAGTATTAGTAATTCAACAATTCCTAATACTAATGATTATATTAATGTTAATTATGATTATTGGAATGAAAATAATCCGGCACAAAATTGGGATAATGCTAGTGCTAGTGCTAGTGCTAGTGCTAGTGCTAATGCTAGTGCTAGAATTAGTTATACTTCTGTTACTTCTACTCATTGGATTGAAACAGCATTGCGAGAAGGCCTGCACCGCGCGCATTAAATTAATTAATTATTTTATAATATAAAAACGTTGTAGTGCCGAATAAAATACCACCCCATAATGTATCTACTAATACTAATAATGGTGACCAATCTTTGAAAAAAGCATAATTTGTTGTTTCATAAACTCCGTATATAAGTAGGCCTAATAAAATCGCATCTTTAATAGGCGCTTTTTTTCTTAATATAAAATAATATAGACCACTAACCATTAATAAATAGCATGCAATTGCCGACATTATATTAATTTTAACGTCTGCTTTTTGCACTTTTTTGAGTAGTGGTAGCATAAAATCTCTGAATAAATAAAAATAAGTAAAATCTAAAACCAACATAATTGCGCTAATAATAGCCAAAGCTCTCCACATTTATTATAAAATAATATTATTATTTTTTTGTTTTAGTAATATTGTAGTTTTTTAGTAATAATAATAAGAATTTATTTTTTGTGTTATTATTATTATAATTAAACAATATATATATGAGACATAAACGTTTTGCTTTTATAAGAAAAAATGCTAAAGTAGTAATACCTTCTTTAATACTCATTATAATCATTTTTTCGGTTATTAACCACAACCTAGAACAAGGTTCTGAAGGCTTATCTAATATGACTACTATTGATGAGCTTGAAAAAGATACTAACATTAACAGTGTTAGCAATAGTCTGGATTATACTATAACACAAGCACAGGGTTTAGGAAGAGGAGAACGCGGGCTTTTTGCCAAAAAGAATTATAAAAAAAATGATGTTATTGAAGTTTGTCCTACGCTAAAGATGAATGCATCTACTATAGATGAAAACAATGTAGTACACACTTATTTTTTTACTCCAAATAACAAAATTGATAATGATAGTTTGCTAGCTCTAGGCTATTGCGGTTTAATAAATCATTCAGATACTAAAAAAAATTGCAGTTGGGTAGTGTCAAAAGATGATAATAACATAACAATGTATGCTACAAAAGATATAGCAAGTGGTGAGGAGTTTTTTACTAGTTATGGAGAGAATTATTGGGCCTCTAATAAAACTACTAAAGTAGAATAAATTATAGTCCATATTTTTCTTTAATCCACGATTTCAAAAAGTCTAATGAGCAAGTCACATAATCATCATTAAATCCGTTTAATTTTAAAAATTGCGGTTTTTTCATAGTTTCTGTTTTATAAAATATATAGTCGCCATATTTTCCTTTTCTAATTGCTAAGTCATTTGATATTTTACGAACTAGACTGTTGCCCTCACTAGCCCGCTCGCTTAATATAGTTACTGCGTCTTCTAGCTTAATTTCTTTAATAGGGACATTTATTTTAACAGTATTGAGAGATTTACGTAGCTCTCCACATTCTAAGAAGTAGCCATATTTTCCTTTTTTTAAATACACTGGCTGTTCTTGAAAATTTCCTAATAGCTTACTGTTTTCTTCTTTTGTTTCTATTAATTCATCTAATTTGTAGAGACCGGCCTTAAGCTTAGTTATGTCAATGTCTTTTTTTACTCCATAAAAGCCGAGTGTTCCATCTTCTTTTGTATATTTAATAGTTGGACCGTGTTTTCCTATTAAATAACTATGTTTAGCGTCTATTATTATTTGTATTTTTTCTGGAGTGTTAGTGCTAGCATTAGTGCTAGCGTTAGCGCTAGCATCAGAATTAGCAATTAAATTATTTGTTTTTATTAAGTCATTAATAAATCCATAACATTCACCGCATAATTCATAATATTTCTTTTGGCCGTGTGCAATATTATCTAGCTCATCTTCCATAGACTTAGTGTAGTCATAGTCAAATAGCTTGTTAAAATATTTAATTAAGAATTCGATAACAAATATTCCGGTTTGTGTTATTACTAATTTATTTTTCTCATTGCCAAATTCTTTAGTACCACGTTCTTGCGTAATAGTAGATTCTACTAATGTATAATCTATAATTTCTAATTTTTTACCCTCTACATTTTGCTTTGTTACATAATTTCGTTCTTGAATTTTTTCTAGTAGCGATGAAAAGGTTGATGGGCGACCAATACCTTTTTGCTCTAATAATTGAACCAAATGCGCCTCGCTATAATGCGACTTTAATTCTTTAAGTGTTTGCTTACAAGTTAATTTTTTATAAGTTATAATCTCTTCTTTCATATTCTTAAAATATGAATAATATTTTTCTTCTTCTATTCCGCAAACGGCTTTCCAACCGAGAAATATATTTTCTTCTGCGCTATATTTATATACTGCGTCATAAGGGGCACTAATATTTACAACTAATTGTAAATATTTTGCAGGAGCCATCATGCTTTCTAAGCTATTAGTCCATATTAATTTGTATAATTTTCTATGTTTTGCGCTAAATGTTTCTTCGTTGTCTGGAATAGCTTCTAGTTCAATATGTGTGGGTCTAATTGCTTCGTGGGCTTCTTGTGCATTATTTTTATTAGTATTATCATTTGACTTTTCTTTTTTAGCCTTAGCCTTAGTTTTTTTAGTTTTAGTTTTTTCTACAACTTCTTCTTCGGCCTCTTCTCTTACTGCCTCTCCATTATCTTTATTTTGAATTAATTTATTTAGCTCTGGATGAATATATTCGTGCCTATATTTTTCTGTTATATAAGTTTTGCCTTGTTCTATAAAGTCTACACTATATACTTTACTGTCTGTTCTCATATATGTAATATATCCACCTTCATATAATTTTTGTGCAAGTGCCATAGTATCTTTTGGCGAAATATGCATAACATTGTTTGCTGCTTGTTGAAGTCCTGATGTCGTAAATGGGCAAGGAGGATTTTTAATTAGTTCGCGTTCTTTTGCTTTAGTTAAACTATGCTTATGCGTTTTGCTTTGTTCGAGAAAATCTTTTACAGTGTCGTGACTATCAAAATTTTTATTTAGAATAAATTGAATATTATTACTTGTAAAATATCCACAGCTATTAAAGCTCATTTTTCCGGGAGACTCTTGAATTTCTTTATAGTTATCGTAAACAAGGCGAAGAGCAGGTGTTTGACAGCGTCCTGCGCTAAGTGCGTTTTTACTATTTGAAACAATGTATTTCCATAATAATGGCGTAATTGTAAATCCAACAATAAGGTCCAAGATTTGGCGTCCTTGTTGCGCATAAACTAATTCTAAATTTAGCGTTCTTGGATTTGCTAGCGCGTGCTTAATAGCGCGTTCTGTAATTTCGTGGAATACAATTCGTTTACTAGTTTCTAATGGTAATGCAAATACTTGCGCAATATGCCAAGCAATGGCTTCACCTTCGCGGTCATCGTCTGTAGCTAATATAACTTCTTTAGCTCCTTTTATTGCTTTGCGCATTTTTTCGATTTGCGCTTTTTTTGTATCAATAATAGCAAAGCTAGGTTTATAATTATTTTTTACATCTATTTGGTCTAAATTAGAGAGATGTGTAATGTGGCCGTATGAGCCAATTACTTTATAGCCAGCACCTAAAAATTTCTCTATTTTTTCGCATTTAGCAGGTGACTCCACAATTACTAAAATATAACTCATTTTATTAAATAAATTATACTATTTATTTAATAAATAACTTAATAAATATTTCAATTATTTATTTATTTGTTTAAATCAAGAAGGTTTTCAATGTTATAAGTATATTTTTATTTAACTTGCGACCGCTTGCTAATTTAATATTTTCAAATGTCTTAGTATTTTCATTTTCTTCTTTGAGAGATTGCAATAGAGTTTCCATATTTTTAAATTCATTAGCTAGAGCTAATGCAGATACACTACTAATGCCCGGGATTTGCATAAGCATTAGTTGGAATATATTCTCTCTATTTATATGTGCCTTTTTACTAGTTTTAATAGTTTCAATATAACTGTCGTCATTAGCACTAGCTAAAGCTTTGTCACCATAAAACCCTGGTTTATTTTCGCGATTAATTTTAGAAGCAAACGCCATTAGCATAGTAGCCGTTTCTGTTTGATTTAAAGTATTAATTACAGAAAATCCTTTATAATAATTGAGAGAAAACAATGTAGAATATAAAGTGCTTCTAAATCCAACCTCTTTATAATTAATGATTGCTCCTTCTATTAAATAAATTATATTATGGTTATGAGTCGGTGCCTCATTTAAGCGAAAAGATTGCTCTTTATAGCGTCCGTCTTTAATTGACGCCTCCAAGTCACTTAGCGACTTGCGTTCAATAATTAGCAAAATTTGCTCACTTACTTCATCGTAAAAAACATAATCGCCAATATCTAAATTCTTTTGAATAATAGTAACTTTATTTTTGGCCGCTTCATTTAATGCAATAATATTTTGAACTAGAACTCTGGGCTCTCGTAAGTCTATTAATAGTTGCATTGTTGCTTAACACCTATTAAATAGTTTTATAATATTATTTTAAGTTGTTTTTAAATAATATTATAAGCCGTTAGCATTTAACCCAACATATTTCTGTTGCGAACGGGGTCGTGACGAATGAAGGTTCCGGTTCCTGCTGTGCCCATCATTTTAAGGCAGTTAGTTCCTTCTATGCAAGTTCTTAGGAAACCACAGCCATTGGCAACATCAGCACTATTTAATGAGGCACCGCTGTTCCAATCTACGCCGTTGGCAGCAGTGCGTAAATATTTGTAACCGTGTATTCCTGTTACATTAGGTCTTACTCCAACAGTGGGGTTAAGACCAGCCATCGAGCCAAACTGACAAGTGTTGTTGGTGTATAAGTTGCTTCCTGTTAAGTTTTTAGTAATTCTTTTACCGACGCGACCCTCGTTGGGCATCTTTTTTATAATAATAGATTATATTTTTATTTTTAAAAATAAATTAATTAAATTAAAATAAAGTAAAAATAATATAAATATAAAAATAAAATAAAAATAAAATAAAAATAATATAAAAATAAAATAAAAAATTGTCTTAAATACTTTAATAAATATAAGTTATTATTATAATTATAAATGATTAGTGTTAATTTAAATACTAATAATTGTCTAAAAGATAACAATAGCGAAGATAGTAGCTCAGACAGTGACAATGAAACTAATGTTGTGAAATACAATGAAGAGGTCCTTTTCAATCCTTTTAACACTAGTAATCAAGAAATTACTAATGCTAATGTTCAAGAATTGCTATCAAAATATGGAATTGTTACTAAACCATTTAATATTGAATTATATAAGCGAGCATTTATTCACAAATCTTATACAAAACGCCCTAAATTAGAAAACTCGATGGCAAATGTTATTATTGCAAATAAACCAGACAATTGTTTACCGCTTAAAACAAAATCAAACGAACGCCTTGAATTTATTGGTGACGGTGTCTTAGAACTTATTACAAAATATTATTTATATAAACGCTTTCCTAAAGCAGATGAAGGATTTATGACCGAAAAAAAAATCGCATTAGTCAAAAATGAGCATATTGGAAAAGTAGCCCTTGAAATGGGACTAAACAAATTTTATGTTATTTCTCGGCATGCAGAAGAGAAAAATATTCGCAACAATTTGAAAAAGTTGGGCTGTTTATTTGAAGCATTTATTGGCGCTATTTTCCTAGACTTCAATCGCATTTCTATTAATGATGAATATGGGTGGTTTGCAAATGTATTCAATTGCGGTCCTGGACTACAAATGGCGCAAATTTTCGTAGAAAATGTATTCGAAAAGCACGTTGATTGGACTAATTTAATCAATAATGATGACAATTATAAAAATAAGCTTCAAGTAATTATTCAAAAAGAATTCAAAATTACACCAGACTATGTAGAACTAAAAACTCCTAAAATGGACGACGACGACGATAATGATAAATTATATGTAATGGGTCTTTATATTTGTTTTGGGCAAAATATTCATAATGCCAAAATTGCTAATGCACACAATTATGAACAATTAGGGTCATTTAAAGCAATTCACGAGCTACTCGAAAAGCAAGACAAATTATTAGTGTTTTTAACAAAAGCAGAGCATAAAATCAAGAAAAAGGCTGAGCAAATTGCGTGCGACCAAGCTATTAGATTAATTGAAAAATAGTATTACCATATAACAAATCAAATTAAATTATAACAAATTATAATATAAAAATAATTATATTATAATATAAAATGAAAAAAGTATGTGTTTTGCAAACAGACAATAGACCTACGTTAGACTATTTATTAAAAACACAAGAAGTTAATAAAAAATTTTGTGATATTTTAGGGTATGATTATCTATTTTTAGAAATGGATAATAATAAATATGGAAACTTTCATCCAGCAACAAGAAAAATACATATAGTTGATGAATTTTTGCAAAATGAAAAATATGATATTTTAGTTTTTTTAGACAGCGATGCATGGATACAAAATGGTTATTGGTTAAATGATATTATTGATAATTTAAGAAAGAATGAACAAAAACAAGGTTGTTTTTCAAGAGATCCATATATAAAAACAGACACATTTATAAATAGTGGTTCATTTATACTTAAAATTAATGATTATACAAAACAAATGTATAAAATTTTAATTAACTATTTATACAATAATGTTATCTGTCATAACAGATGGCCTTATGACCAATATTATATAAGTAACTTTATATTTTTTAATAAAGAACATTTTACTATTTTTGTTCCAGATATATTGAATACTCCAATAGGAAAAGTATTAAGACATAATTGGCTTAAAAATCAAAAACTATATGATGATGTAAATCATTTAATTCTTCTTAAAAATGAAGATATATATAATGATAAAACTGTTTTTCTTGAAACAGATTATTATTGTAAAAAAGATTTTCCTAATACTATTGTAGATGGTTATCGATATTTTAGTTGATATTTTTTAAACATTAAGCATAACGCAATAACGCAATATGTATTAATGCACTAAATCAAATATTTTTTTTATATGCTAATATAAAAAATATGGGATTATGTAAATATAGAGATATATTTGGTAAAGTGGGAACAGGGGCACATTCATTAAGATTGTTTGATATTGCAGTTGTTGATACATTATTAACATTGTTACTCGCATATGTTATAAATCTCTATTTGAAAAGTAATTTGTTAGTAATATTTCTGGTATTAATGGCTGCTTCAATATTAATTCATAGAGCCTTTTGTGTAGAAACAACACTGACAAAAATGTTCTTTTCTTTTAAATAAATAATAATATAAGAACAAAACCAAAATTATATAAAAATGGCTTCTACATTTAGTTCGCCTAAATTAAAAATGATTGACTTATTTGCTGGAACGGGAGCATTTAGTTATGCTTTTGAAAAAACAGGAAAAGTAGAATGTGTATTTTCAAACGACAGCGCATTATGGTCAAAAGAAATATATGATTTAAACTTTACACATAAACTAACTCTAGGCAATTTAAATGATATAAAACCAGAATCACTACCCGCACACACTATTTTAACAGGCGGGTTTCCTTGTCAGCCATTCAGTATTGCCGGCAAACAAGAAGGGTTTCAAGACGAGCGAGCAAACGTATTTTGGAAGATTTTATCCATCATAGATTTTCATAAGCCGTCTTATGTTATTCTAGAAAATGTTAAAAATTTAGTATCGCACGATGACGGGAAAACGTTTGAAACAATAAAAAACAATTTAACACAGCGTGGCTATTATTTATGCTTTAAAGTGCTTGATACAGCAGAAATTACCGGCATCCCGCAACATCGTGAGCGAATATATATTGTTTGTATGAAATCTAAAGACCTATATTCTAAATTTTCATTAGACTTTCCAAATGTGCCAAAGGCTCAAATAGTATCTTTATTAGAATCAGAAGCAGATGTCCCTTCGAAATATTATTATACATCTAGGTCATCGACTTGGGAGTTGGTTAAAAATAATGTTCTAAAAAAAAACACAATATATCAATATAGGCGAGTATATGTTCGTGAAAATAAGAGTAACGAGTGCCCTACACTAACTGCAAATATGGGGACAGGTGGGCATAATGTTCCATTAATATTAGATAATAAAGGCATAAGAAAATTAACACCTCGCGAATGTTTTAATTTTCAAGGGTTTCCTTCTTCTTACAAATTACCGCCTATATCAGATGCAAATTTATACAAACTTGCCGGAAATGCTGTATCGGTGCCGGTTGTTGAACTCATTGCACAGCGACTAATGAAGTTGGTTGTTGAATAAACATGCTAATTATAACTATAACTTTATTTTTATAAACATAAAACATAAAACATAAAACTTAAATGTTTTTTAAACATTAATCATTAAGTAAAATATTAAAAATACTTATTATTATATATTATTTAATTATATATAATAATGATAAATGAGACTTTGGAACAATTAAAAATAAAACCCATACCAAAAAAACCCCAACAATTCCAAGTATTACTACAAATACCTAGCGAAGGTGTTGCGCCAAATATTATTGATAAAACAAGCGAACACTTAATAAATAGAGAGCAATTTTTTAGTGATCTTCAAGAAAATTTAGGAGTTGTTCAAAAAGATTACAAAAAAACTAAAAAACCCAGCGCTACAATAAAAGAAGAGCTTTTGCAAACATCTAACCAAACAATAGAAAGCAAAAAACAAGACTCCAAGTCCAAGTCCAAGCCTAAAATTTATGAACCCGAAAATACATTAACCCAAATTGTTAAGACAGCACAGCAAATTATTATTAAAGAGGCATCTAACACCGCCTTAAAACAATCCAAAACAAATTTACCATCACAACATAGATTAACACCTAAACCAGGAACGCTAACTATAGAAAAAGAAAAAACTGAAGAAACTGAAGCAAAAGAAAAAACAAAAAAGACTCAAGCCGAAACTATTGACGAAACTTTAATCATTCCAAAAGACCTTCGTCTAGGCAAAACACTTTATATAAATCGGATTCCCAAATTAGAACCCAATGTGTTAATAAAAGCGTCTAATTATTATTTGTATAACAGAGAGATTTTTATTAGTTTTATTAATTCTCTCTTTGAACCTTATAAGCAACAATTATTAAAAGAAGAGCAAGATATGTTGTCAGGTAAAGCATCAATAAGTTGCGCCACTAATGACAGCTCTAATTTTTCTCTCTTAATTCATCAAAAGATTGTGCGAGATTATATAAATATTTATACGCCATATAGAGGGCTCTTGCTATATCACGGGCTTGGTTCAGGTAAAACGTGTTCTTCTATTGCAATTGCGGAAGGAATTAAAAATGATAAAAAAGTCCTAATAATGACACCTGCCTCGTTAAGGGACAATTATGTTGAAGAATTGAAAAAATGCGGAGACTTTATGTATAAGAAAAATCAATTTTGGGAGTTTATAGATACCAAAGCAAACCCGCAATACTTAGAATATTTAAGCTCATTGCTAAAGTTATCTCAAGAATATATAGCTAGTAACGGTGGAGCCTGGTTTATTAATGTGAAAAAAGAGCCGAATTATGACAGCCTGGATTTTGAGGACCAAAAGAAAATAAATTCGCAATTAGACAAAATGATAAATTACAAATACCAATTTATAAGCTATAACGGCCTACGAAGCTCTCATTTAAACGGAATGACTTATGGCGGAACAATAAACCCTTTTTCTAATAAAGTAATCATTATTGACGAAGCCCACAATTTTATTAGTCGAATAGTGAATAAATTGAACCGTAAAACCTCACTATCAATGAAATTATATAATTATTTGATGGATGCAGAAAATTGCAAAATCATATTGTTGACCGGCACACCAATAATCAACTATCCAAATGAAATAGCAATATTATTCAACATTTTACGCGGCACAATTAGGAGCTATAGTTGCAAGCTAATATTAGATAAGAAAACGATGACTAAAGAAAAATTAGAGGGTATCTTTAAATCCGCAAATATATTAAATTATGTAGACCTTATAGAATATAACGCAGTTAGCTATGAAGTTACTATTACGCAAAACCCTTTTGGTTACATTAGGTCGGATACAAATAAAAATAAGCTAGCTTATTCAAGCGATGTATTGTCGAGCGACCAATTTATGCAAAAAATAAAGGAGGCGCTAGAGGCGCAATCTCTCAAAATCGCGGGCAACAAAATAAATATAAACGGATATAAGGCTCTTCCTGATAATTTCGACGACTTTAAGTCCCTATTTATTAGTGCAAATAATTCGATAAATAATCCGTCTATGTTTAAAATGCGTATAATTGGACTAACGTCTTATTTTAGAAGCGCGCAAGAGCAATTGATGCCTAAATACTCGCATTCGAATAGCGACGACTTTAAAATAATTAAAATTCCTATGAGCGACTTTCAGTTTGGCGTTTATGAAGAAGCCCGCGTTCAAGAGCGCAAATTAGAGGAGTCTAATAAAAAGAAGAAGTCTAAGAAAACGAAGACTGGTGCACAAGGCGACGACCTTTATAGCGATAGTGTTTCGACATATCGCATTTTCTCTCGCGCATTTTGTAATTTTGTATTTCCGAAGCCGGCTATAAAACGGCCTATGCCAAATAACGATGAAACGCTAGAAACCACATTAGAAAATATGTCTGCATTAGACGATGACGAAGTTATTGGTAAAAATCTCTCTGAAGATGTTATAGATGACCTAAGTATTGCTGAAAAATTGGGCAACATTGATGGCAAATATGATGCCGACGACATTAAAGAATTGGAGCAAGACGCAGCTGCTCAAAAATTGGGCGACCTAAGTTATAGCAAGCGTATTGCAGAAGCACTAAAAGAGCTTGAGAAAAATGCAGCCAAATATTTATCTAAAGAGGGACTGCAACTTTATAGCCCCAAATTTTTGCATATTTTAGAAAATATTATTGATAGCGACCATAAAGGCATTCATTTATTATATTCGCAATTCAAAACATTAGAAGGTATAGGTATTTTAAAGTTGGTTTTAAAGGAAAATAACTTTGCTGAGTTTAAAATAAAGAAAAATGAGACCGGCGAATATATTTTAAATGTATCTAGTGAAGATATGAATAAGCCTATGTTTGCTTCTTATACCGGCTCTGAAACACCTGAAGAGCGCGAAATTATTAAAAATGTATTAAATAGTAATTGGAAGCTTGTTCCGTCGTCGCTAGTAAAAACGCTGCAAACGCTGTCAGAGAATAATTTCTTGGGACAAATAATTAAGGTGCTAATGATTACATCGTCGGGTGCGGAAGGTATTAGTTTGAAAAATGTGCGTTATGTTCATATTACTGAGCCTTATTGGCATCCTGTGCGTATTCATCAAGTTATTGGTCGTGCGCGGCGCATTTGTAGTCATAGCGACTTGCCTAAAGAGCTGCAAACTGTAAATGTGTTTTTATATTTAATGGTTTTTAGCGAGCAACAATTGTCTAGCGACTTATCTATTGAGCTGAGGCTAAAAGATATATCGAAAAAAAACAAGAAGCAAGTCATTACAAGCGACGAATATTTATACGAAATTTCTAGCATAAAAGAGGAAATTAATGCCTCGCTCTTACAAAGTGTTAAGGAGTCGGCAATAGATTGCAGTATTCATACGCGGGCTTCAAGCACTGAAAAAGACGTCAAATGCTTTGTAATAGGTAATCCAAGCGAAAGCAAATATATATATACTCCAAACATAGAGGCTCAAGATAAAGACGAAGGTATGAAACTAAACAAACGAAAACAAGTATTAAAACTAAATGAATTAGTATTAAATAAAATTAAATACGCGTATAATAAAGAAACGCAAGAGCTCTATGATTATGACAGTTTCTTGAAAAATGAATTATTGCTTGTAGGTAAGTTAGTCACACAAGACAACGGCGCCTATAGATTGGAGAAGGTTTAATATTTAATATTTAATATTTAACATAAACGTCCATATGCTATAATATAACTAAGCATTAATAACGTCCAAATTAGCCCAATAACTAACCAATCTTGAAACATATCTACAAAAGGGCTTCTGTACATTATTTATTGTTAATGTTTAACTCTAACAATAAATATAAAAATAATTAAATCAATTTTTTATATTCAAACATTGAGAGATTTGAGGAATAGCGCCCCTAATAGTTTAGCACCTATTTTTTAAATAGTTTTATAAAATATTTATTCTCTCTTTAAATAGCATTCAATTTCTCCATTATTAGCATTTGATTAGCTAATAGTTGTTCTAACTGTACAGACAAGTTATCTATTTTATTATGCAGTTCATAGTCTATATTTAGGTTTTTTAAAGAATTGTTAGCATTAAATTGAGAGATTTCTTCTAGCTCTTTTTCTTTTTCCATAAGCAAGCCTTCGTTTAAATCGACTACTTCAATAGGAGGAGGAGGAAAAGTAATAGATCGCTCTTTTTGTATTTTTTCTAATAGTTCATTCATATTATTACTAGACAAGGGCTCATCTTCTTTAACATCGCTAAAATCTATTACTTCTGGCTTTTTCAATGTTATAAGCTCACTAAAGCTCACCTTTTTAGCACTAAGTTCTTTATCAAATTCTTCTAGTTTTTCGGCTTTTAACGTTTCTTTTATTTCAATAGGAGTTAATAATGATTTTTTATAATTAGCTATAGTTGTTACCATATTTTGCAATATAATTTTATTTATAGCAATAATATTTTTAGGGTCGCTAATAGTATTAGTGGAAAGCTCTCTGTTTTCATCTAAACTTTTTAGTATTGTTTTTTCGAATAACATTTGAATATTATTAAAATCTGTTTCAGGTATATTATTAAACACTTTATTGTTATATAATACATTCCATAAAACCTCTTTATTTTCTTTACTTGTTATAAAACTTGCGTTGCTATTAAAACTTGCGTTGCTATTAAAACTTGCGTTGCTATTAAAACTTGCATTGCTATTTAATTTTGCTGACATTTATTTTTAGTATACTACAAATTAAACACTTTAATTTATAATTTATATAAAAATATAATGTTTTATTTTATATAAATATATAATGCTTAAATTAGCACTACTATTTTTAGGAATTCAGTATGCATCGTTTTTTTCTATGCCACCAATTAGTCCTAAAACACAAGTCAATTTACATTTGGAACGATTTAATGACGACTTCAATTTATATCATATTGGAATAAGCTTTAAAAATAATAATAGTTTATTAAGATACGATTATCGCCCTTTTTGTGAACCAAATAAGTGCGACTTTAAAACAGTTAATACTATTAGTGTAAATAGTAATGGCGCAGTTGCTTCAAATAAACAACAAACATTTATCGATAAGCTATATAGATTTTATATACCCGAAAATGTTCCAAATAAAACCATATATTGGGGTGAAACCAGCAAATCGTTGGAAGAAGTGGAGCAATTTGAAAAAACTCTACCAAAAAAATATATATTAGGTATTAACGATTGTCGCCATTATGTAAATCGCATTTCATTATGGGCTCTAAATAAACGCACTCCTATATGGAGCTTAGAAAAATTATGGAACATTACGCATACACATACAAATTTATCTTAATAGCTAATTACAACTAATTTTTGTATTTAGTAATTTTTCATTTTGTTTTTATATAGTTTTAATATATAAATAAAATGTCATCGCGCTCATCAAGCCCACCAAGTCCATTAAGTCCATTAAGTCCAGCGTGTGCATACCCTAAACCGCGTAGTGTAAGTTATGGTAGTAATAGGAACGCAAATAGGAGAAAAAAAGCGGCAGCAGCAGAGTGTGAGAGGGAAAAACAAGAGGAAGCGCTGCGCAAACAATCCACTAGCTATACAAGTAGAAAGGCAAAAGGAAGAAGACGACGCAAAGGTTCTAGAAGAAGACGTAGACATTAAAAAAAAATTTGCATTATTATAACATATAACATATTAATTATTAAAAATTTAAAAATTGAATAATTAATATACAACTATTAAGTAATGCATTATAGCCAAGTTATGGATTTAGCAAAATTAACTAAAGCTGAGCTTATGTTACAATGTGAGCAACAAGGAATAACAAATTATAAATCAAAAAGCAAAGATGCACTAATTAAATTGCTTGAACCTAAAGCTAGTATTGAAAAAAGCATTGCTAATCCTAATCCTTCTATAATTGTTGAAAATATGTGCGGTCTAGAATATTTAAAAACATTAGACCCTAACTCTATTGATTTAATATTAACAGACCCGCCTTATATTATATCTAAGTCGAGTGGTCTAGATAAGCATTATAATAATGTTAAATATAATGAAGCTAATGACATTAATGAGGTAAAGTCAGAAGAAGAATGGACAAATTATAAACTGCAAAATACTATTGAAGACGACACACATAAAAGCAATTATATTAAATATGGGTCAATATATGGAAAAAAATATTGCGTTAAAACTGACTATGGGTCTTGGGACAGTGATTTTAGTCTAGCTATTTTGGAAAAGTTTATTGAGCTTTATTATAGCAAACTAAAAAAAGGAGGCACATTAATTATGTTCTTTGACTTATGGAAAATTACAAACCTAAAAGACTTATTAGAAAAATACAATTTTAAGCAAATCAGGTTTATTGAGTGGATTAAGACAAATCCACAACCAAGAAATAGTAAAGTCAATTATTTAACTAATACTAGAGAGATTGCGCTATTAGGTGTTAAAGACAGCAATCCAACATTTAATAGCAGTTATGACAACGGTATTTATAGTTATCCGCTACAAGGCGGTAAAAATAGGTTTCATCCAACGCAAAAGAGTCTAGCGCTATTTGAAGAACTCATTAAAAAACATTCGAATGAAGGCGATACAATATTAGATACATTTTTAGGCTCCGGAACAACTGCACTAGCTTGTAAAAACACTAAGCGACTATTTAAAGGTTGCGAAATCGATAAAACATATTATGACAAAATAGTGACGCTTTTACAATAACAATATAAAAACAATATAAAGACTAATCCATAAATTATACTTGGATTACAAAGCAACAATTGTAAAATGTTGTCCAAACACTGTAAGCAAATTTTCAAATGCCCAGCGAAATTTAATGCAGTCGCGATTTTTATGCACTTGAAATTCGCCAATTGTTATTCCATTTATGCTAATAGACGAACTCTCATTCCATAGCTTTTTTTTAATATTATGACTAAAGTTAATGCTATTGGCTGACCAATTTATCTCTTCTTTTAATACAATAAAGGCTAGTAAATCACTAGTTTTATTATAATATAATATAGGACAATCAAACGTATGCGCACTATAGACTTGCAATAAATTGGCAATGTTATTGCTAATAAATGTCTTGATTTGGTCTAAGCATATACTTATGTCAAGTGCGAAAAACTCGCAAAACTTTTTGCGTGAGGGTTGCCCTAATACTTGCGGACACACTTTGCCGGTCTTATTTTTGCTCGTTTTAGCGCTTAAATGGATTAAAGGGTCATCTACACATTCAAAATCATATTTGCTCCCACGACTTGCACAATGCCTAATGTTATAAGGAAAGACATTTTTAAGATTGCTAAGTCTGTTTTTGAGAGATTGTGCTTCAGCCAAACTATATTTGTAAGTTCCATCATAAGGCGTTTCATAATTCAAACAAATTGCCATTTCGAACATTTTGCCCAAATCTTCAGTAAGCACCTTTTTGGTTGTTGCAGCCATAATAGATTATTATTAATGTTATAAGTCTAATAATAATAATCTTTATCTTTAATTCAATTTTTATTGGGTTTATCATAAAAATATTTAAAAATTGACTATATCTATAATTAAAGAAATCAAAAATTATATTTATTAAATATTTTTTTTGTAGTATGAATACTACTTTCATGTCTATTTACAATATAATAAATTGGATTATAATCTTTAGCACTATCAGAATCATGATATGTATTTAACATTGTATCTAGCTGTTCATAATTAAAGTTATAATTTGTAACCAAGTTATACCAAGTCTCATGGACTAGATTAATACCATTTTGTTTAAAAAAAATAATATATTTTTTTGGAATATACATCATCATATCATTAACTCTTGGATGTATTCCAATTTTATGGTGTGGTTCAAAACATATTGAAGGAAATAAAATTTTATCATCATCTAGTTTAAAAATGTCCATAAATTTGTCCTTTAAAAATAGATCTATTCTCATACATAATATAAAATCATAACTAGTAATATTTTCTACTCTATTTATGCAATTATTAATTAATGTATTTACTCCTAATAAATTTGTATAAAATATACTATCATATAATACATCTTTATAGATATAAGTAAGATTTTTATCATAACGTGTACTATAACTATTAATACTAACACTAATATTTATATTTTTTTTTTTTAAATTTGATATAAATTTTATATGTGATTTTGCTGCATTTATTTGTTCTTCATATGATTGTTCAGAACCCGTATTTCTATTTCCTTGACCACCTAAACGAAATGATTCTCCAAATAATATTAATAATCCATTTGTCATTTTATATATTTGTAAATAATAATTTTTAAATATTAATTATTAAATATTATTAATTATTAAATATTATTAATTATTATTAATTATTAAATATTATTAATTATTAGCTAAATCATTAATCAAGAAACACCGAATTCATTTTTATATTTGCCTCATTATAATATTTTTTCCTATATTTCTTCATTGTGCTGTCTTTTATGCGTGTATTTTTAAAATAACTATAAGTTTTATTTTCTTGCAATAATTCTATTATAAAATATAACGCATACATACCACATTGCCCGTCACCATATTGATGAGTAAAACCTTCATTGTCATCTACAGTTAATTGAATATTTAAATTGCGCGCTTGATCCACGATTCTGTTTATTAATACTTTTATTTGTTTTGGCATTTTTGTCCCATTACTATCAAAGTAAAAAATGAACTTTCTAGTCAAATCAACAAATAAGGATATCCAATGTTTTCCAGGTTTATTATGAGGGTCAGTGTTAAATATTACTCCAATTTTGCTAATATTATTTTTAATATGATTTTCTAAATTAAAATTACATAATTGCTCCCAAACACAAGTAGAAAACATTTCTTTTGTATCAAAATCTATAGGTGTCGGCCCTATAAACTTAAAATGTTTATGGGATTTTTCATATTGTTTCATTATTTTAGTTATATCAACACTAGAAAGCCACGTATTGGGCTTTGACGACCAAGTTTCGGGAGAAAACGGCTTAAATATTTCTTTTATTAATAATTCTCTATTATTGACTTTACTTAATGGCGTTTTTTCTAACCAACATAATTCATCATAGCATTGTTTATCTAATTTTTGCTTGAAAAAATTCCATATTTCTTTACTATTATTAGTCAAAATTTTGTTGCTATTATTAGCATTCCACACATTTTTAAATAATTGCAAATTATTACGCGTATAGCAAGTATAGTGTTTCAACTCGCTATCAACATATTTATTTTGATACGGTGAGCATTTGAGTTTGCGAAATTTACGCGTATTTTTTTTACATTTGCGACCTATTTTCTTAAATGTATTATACATATTATTTTATAGTATTATTTAATATAGTAATATAAAATAATTTTTTAACTGCGTTTTTGTGGAAGTATTTTTCTTTTAGTGTTTGAGCTTTTTCTAACAACAAACAAATCTAAATTTGTAATGCATTTTTTAGCGCACATACTATTTAGTGTTGCATTATGTAAATTGAAATCATTTAAAGAGGTGTCGTCGCAATAATTGTGTGCGTTTGTAAAGTCTTTAAGCTCTTCTTTTATAGAGTTTTTGAGCTTTTTTTCCTTTAAATGGCTTATTAAATTTAATATATATAACAAATAATAAAGCTTGTATTTTTCGCCATTTGCTATTTTAGAGTCATCGCTATTTTCTATAAGTTTTTCTAAAGTTGTTGCATTATATTTAATTATTTGTTCTTTGTAAGTGGCTATGTTTTCTTCTATATTAGTATAAATGTCTTTTAATAAATAATTAGCGCTTAGTAATTGTTCTAATTTATTTGTTCTAAAAGACGGGTTATGATTTTGGTTTGCAAAATAGCGTAAATCAATATTGTTTATTGCTAGGTCGGCTTTTTGCTTTTGTAAAGTCTCTTGGTCCTTTAATCTCTCAAGTTCCTTTAATCTCTCGACTTCTAATTTTTCTTTATCTTTATCTTTATCTTTATCTTTATCTTGCTCTTGTGTTTGAATTAAATCTATACTTACAACTTTTAATTGTTTTGATTTTTTCTTTTTTTCTTTAGTTTCTTTTGTTTCTTTTAATGTGGTGCTAGTGTTAAGCATTTTATTATAAATTTATTTTATATTTTTTAATTGAACTCGTGTCGAATTATAAAATAATTCATTTCCTATTGTTGAAAATCTATTTGGATTAAAGTCTTGAAATTGTTGTTCTCTAAATAATAAATGGCTATCTAAATTCTCATTTTTGGGTGCAAAATTTATGTTGTTTTCATATAAATCACTGGTGCTAGGTGGAATATATGCTTTTTGGTCTGCCTTTTGTAGAGCAAAAAACTGATTTCTCAAAGTAGATTCTCTATCTATATTGGAAGCAAACCCGCAATAATGCATTTTTCTAGTTCCAGGAAAGAAAACAGAACTAGTATCATAATTATTATAATTTACTATAGGCTCTACTGATTTTACTAGCGGAGCAACAGTCGGCATAAACGTATATTTAGTATTTACTGGCCTAAATGAAAAATTCATTGTTAAGCCACTTGACGGATAGTTTCTATTAGAAATCTCACTATTTATAAAATTTTGCTTATCAAAATTAGCTAGCTTTATATTATAAACATCATTATCAATAGTTACACTCATTATTAATAATATAATATATATAATTATAAAAATAATATAATTATAATATTTAAAACTAATATTTAAAGAAAACTGCAAAAAAAAACCTATATAGTTTATAACATTAGCTCTATATTGTTTTCTACTAACGCTTAACGCCGCTTAATATTATAATTTAAATAATATTTAAAATCATTTAAATTATGCTTATGCTGCATTTTGCTAGTAAGCATTAATGTCTTATATTCTCTCGCTAGACTAGCCCTATGATTGCGTTGCTCCTTCTTAAATTGTTGGAGCCTATTTTTCTCTTGTGTCCTTAAATACTCTAGGTCAAACATATTTGACATAAGATTATGATTAGATAGCAAGCTGATTAACACAAGCGCTGATGTTGCCATATTAACTTAATAATAAATAATAAATAATAAAAAGAAGAAATCAATTTTTTTTATTGCCAGTGTTTTCTATGAGAACGTGAATGCCGTGACTTGCTTTTATATCCTTGAGCAGTAAACTGACCTAACTGGACATTGCTTAGCCCACGCTGAAGATTTGTATTTATATAAGATTGAAATTTCCACGCCTCAGGCACCGCTAACTCTTGTAATTGTGAAATAGGTTTTTGTAATTTATTCAAAGTATGCCAACTAAAGGTGTGAATTTGATTAGTTAAATGTTCAAATAACAATTAAATTATTTAAATTTATCCTTTACAAAATTTACTACATTAGAACCCATTTTAACTTCTGATTCTGGCGATTTTGCACTCCATGCGCTAATTATATTACGAATCAGTTTATCTTTTGGAATACACTTTATAAATGACTCTGTTAACTTATCGCTCCCCTTTCCTAATAAATTACATGCTACATCCACTAGAAGCTCTATGATTTCATATTCAATGTCTAAATCAGTATTTTTCTCCATCAATTTAATTGCATTAATTGCTTGTTCTCTTGTTACTCTACTCCTATCGTGTTCTTGAACAATAATTATATTTGGTTTAATTGGTTCTGGTTCTGGTTGTTGAGGTGGAGATGGTGGAGGTTCTGGTTCTTGAGGTGGAGATGGTGGAGGTTCTGGTTGTTGAGGTGGAGATGGTGGAGGTTCTGGTTGTTGAGGTGGAGATGGTGGAGGTTCTGGTTGTTGAGGTGGAGATGGTGGAGGTTCTGGTTGTTGAGGTGGAGATGGTGGAGATGGTGGAGATGGTGGAGATGGTGGCGGAGGTTCTGGTTCTGGTTGTGGTTCTGGTTGTGGTTCTGGTTGTGGTTCTGGTTGTGGTTCTGGTTGTGGTTCTGGTTGTGGTTCTGGTTCTTGTGGCAGAGGCTGTTTATCAGTATTATAATCTCCATGCTTAGATTTCATATTGGTAAAATAATTATCTGTTAGTTTTAAGATATTAAATCTAACAGATGGTTCTACCTCTCTATCATCTGATAAAGTTTTACTTTTATCAGACATAAGTAAATGGTCACTTTTCCTATCATAATGAATCACACCTCTAAATTGAGTATATCTAGTTTTATGACTTTTAAACTTGCCCCACATTAATCCTAATGGTTTGCTTGTAGTTCCTACAATACTTCCTCCAGCTACTTCTCTAAATCCATAAAATCCCATTTTACCAGCATCGTTAATTTTATTATCTTCGTTTAATTCCTTTTTAGCAGTTGAACATAATAATATTATTTTGGATCTAATAACATAGTTTTTTTTTATATAATCAAAACTATACATCGTTTTTTTACTCTTGGTCAATGAGTCTATTGTTTGGCCTGTATAATAATTACCAAACTTAGAATTAGGTGGAATTTCAAAATCATTTGTTTCTAAGTTATTACTGTTATCAAATACGTCATAATTATCAATGTCTGGTGAATCTAATATAAAACTTCTTTGCTCCTCCTTATTATTAATATTTTCACAGCAAATAATCTTAAATTTTTTTATCTTGTTTTCTAATATTTTTTTTTGAGTAATAGGTTTGTCAAATTTTAATTCGCTATTGTCATATACTTTAAATGTAATAGTTACACCTTCCCTGTTAATTTGAACGAGATGCTCACATAAATCATCATATAGAAGACTATTATTATCTTTAATAATGTAATCAGTCACATCATTATTTTTAAGTCTAGACAATAGATTTTTACAAATAACCAGCGCTCCTGTAGTAAATCCAGGTTTAAAGTGTTCTACAAGTGGTTTATTAAAAGGATTCTCTTGATACTCAACCGCTTTTTTTATAGAATTAATAGTTTCACTTTTTTCAACATCCCATATTGTTCTTTCGTAGATTCCCGATGATGTAATTGTATGATGTTCAATTAAATTACTACAACGCATTGTTTCAATTGTACCTCCTATTCCATATTCACTAAAACCTGTTGGGTCGCCATGATGTGAATATAATTTGTATATTTGTTTTGACTTTAAATTGTTAATACCAGTTAATGAGGTTGCTCTATCTACTACTAGAATTTCATAAGGCTTATTATCTTTTAATCTTATTATAATGTCTATTTCTCCTTTAATAGAAGGTTCTTTTATAGTTTCTAGTCTGAGCTTTTCTAAAGAATTATGTACTAATTCTTTAATAGGTAATATAATGTTTGGAGCTGCTTTTCTTTCCGCTCGAATCATACCTGTAATATTAATATCATCATTTTCATCATCATTATCATGCATAATATGTCTCTCTGATTCCATTTATGTAAAGTCAGTTATGTTTATATATAAAAAAATAATCTATTTTAGAATCAATTTTTTTTAGAATCAAATTTTTTTGATTATTAGTTTTCAATACCCGTTTTATCATTAGTGAACCAAATCATTTTAATAGTATGCATATTATTTCTAATAATATTATACGATATGCTTAAAGCATAAAAACTTATTAATTTATAATAGTCTTCTTTTATTATCCACTTTAATACTTCATTATAGTTATTATAGTTATATGAAATTAGCACTATATTCGGTATAAAATGCTGAATTTCTTTATGTCCAATAGTTTCAAGCTCGGCCCACTTTTCATTTTTTCCAAATAATTCATAATTATAGTTGTCCACTATATATTCATCCATAGAACCATAATCCTTTATAGAATAATTATACAAATCCAAATATTTCGTTATATTAGATTCATTCATAACAATAAGCTCTACGCTTTTTTTAACACTAGCAATCAAATCATTAGCTTTAAGCATCTTTATTCTTACTTTTAATATATTACTATTAATATAGCACTAATAACTTAGTCAATTTTTTTTATATCATTTTTATATATCATTTTTTTGTATGATGTTTTGATAATTTATTATTAATTTCTACAATACATTGACTTGTAGAAGTTTCAAATAAGTCCGGTATAAACGAGTGAATTAGCGCTTTAATTGCCGAAATAAACAATATAGCAACATAATTTAAAGAAATAAACATATGTTCAAAATAGCCCATATTCATTGCTTTTAAATGTTTAAATTCGAAAAACATTTTTGCTATAACATAATATAATAATATTTTTCTAATAACTTTTATAAAAAAAGGTATTAATTATATGATATAATGTATAACTTAAATATAATAAGCTAATTATTAGTGCTACTATATTTCTAGATAAAGTATAAGGCCAATAAGGTAAATAATATGTTATTGCTAATGCTATTAGGCCAAACACATATATAATATTATTATATGCAAAATGTTTTTTAATATTTAACAATGGATAAAATCCAGCAATATGCATAATTAGCCCAGCAAAAAGGATTCCTAGTAATTGTTCTCGCTTGCTCTTATTATAAGAGTCAATAGAACCAACTATTCCAATGCATAGGAAAATTAAACTTACATATTTAATATAAGAATTAAAATAGTATATTAACACTAAAACGCTAGGAACTAAAACCCAACTTAATTCACCGTGAGCTATTTTATAATGATAATAATAAATAGCATAGTTTTTGAATGTTAGTTCCATTATTATTTTTTGTAATTATATATAACTCATTTTTATAATTTTTATAATTTTTAATATTATGAAATTTTCAAAATATTAATAATTAGTTATATATAATGACATCTAAAGTTGTCGGCGAAGGTACATATGGTTGTGTATTAAAACCGCCAATTTTATGTGATGAAACTAGTAATCTTGTATCACAAGATTATGCCAATAAAATATCCAAAATAATGACTAGAGAGCACGCTATTAATGAAAATGCAGAATATAGCGCAATAAATAATATACAAGGTTTAGATAAATATGCTATAACTGGTCCATTATTGTGCAAGCCTTTATTAGACAAAAATTTTAATGCTAGCGTTAAAAAATGTAAAACGCTAAAAGTTAAAACCGCGTTTAATAATAGTAAACATGATTTACGAATGTTATTATTAGAAGATGGAGGCTTAAGCATATATGACCATATAACTAAAGTATTTATGTTACAAAGTTTAGACGAAAAGAAAGTCTTTTTGACCTCGCTAATAAAATTGTTTGACGGGCTACTCTTTTTTCAGTCTAACGAAATTATGCATAGAGATATTAAATTAGCCAATATGGTATATAATGTAAATAATGGTAGGGCAAAATATATTGACTTTGGCTTGATGACAAACTTCAAAAGATTTGCTAAAAGATGTAGTTCAAATACTGAAAGATTAGGTATAAGTCACACTTATTATGCGCCTGAAAATAGTTGCTCAAACAAATATTCGTTTAATTCTAATAAATTAAAATGCACTAAAATTAAAGAGCATTTTAAAACACACGAAGACTTTATTAGCTATTTACAAAAATCTTTTGACATTTATTGCTTGGCTTTAGCATTATTAAATATGGTGAGTGTTTTAGATTATAGAAATAGTGGACTTAAAAAAGAAGCTATTCCAGCTTCGTTTTTTGAGGAGTTTAGTATATTATTGCTTGGTTATGTTAAATATGATGTGTCCAAGAGAAATATTAATATATTGCAACTTAAAGAAAAGTATATAAGCTTGCTAAAAAAACACAATTGTTATTTAAAGAAGGCCACGCAACAACCCTCCCTAGAAGTTATTGATGTTATAGAGAAAATAAAGAAAAAAGAATTTAAAGCCGACTTAGCCAAAATATGCCCTCCTGCTAAGCCTGTGCTAAATCCTTCTACAAACAGGTGCGTTGTTGACTGCAAAACAGGGTTTATTAGAAATAAGAGCTTTAGATGCGTTAAAATGAATTTAGCAAAGGATTTAGCAAATAGTAAGAATAAAAGCAAGAGCGCAAGTGTAACAAGAAAGAAGCACAACACAAGTTTAGTTGTTAATGATTCTTCACTTGCTAAAAAGCAACTTTGTATAAGCAAAAATAAAGATTACAATCATATTACAAAGCGTTGTAATGCTAAATGCCCTAAGCATAAAACACGTAATTCATTATTTAAGTGCGTTTAAATATTAAATAGGAAAAAATTGAAACCTAAATTTTATAGATTATACTTTATAATTTATATTAATAAAGTATAAAATGGAGACTTATTGCAATGAAAAAATTAGTGATTTTGATTTATGTGGAACACAATATAGTATTGAAGTTTTAACAAAGCATATGTATTATTTAAATAAAAAAGTGGTGCTTAACACTCAACATTTAACAGCCCATTTTTGTGTAAGATTTATTTTAGATATGGACATTGAGTCGGGAAGCGAAGATAGCTATTGTTATGATAAAAATCATATTCTTAGTAGGCAAAAACATATTACAAGTGAAGAATTTGATGAAGCTTATGAGTTATATTATAGCTAAATAATTATATTAAAACATATTAAAGCATAAAATATATGTTTTATTTAAGAAGCTATGGATATAGAACTCCTTCAGCAAGCATTAGAAAATGATGCTAATTTAAATATAATAAATACAAATATTCAAGAAATTAAGCGCAAGAAAAACGAAATATTGCAAGAGCTCGGTCTTAAGCGTGACGATTTGAAAAGTTTTCATAAAAAATTAAACGGTTATATGTATGTTGACAACTTAAAGGATTTAAAATATGGGCGAAATATACGATGGGTTAATTTAAAAAAAATAGAGCACATTAAAATAACCAATGGGTCTATTTTATGTGATATTAAAATACACGACAAAGGAATTGCGCTAGTTTTAAAAGGCTATAATCACAGTTTTATTACGCTCTATTTAAATGAAAATATTATATTTCAAAAAATTAATGATGAAGAAAAAATACTCCTTAAAGCAGTCGACTATTTAAACAAACAAGGATAGTATAATATAGTATAAAATTGATTCTTTAGCTATACTTGTTTTTTTTTTATTATAAACAAATATAGCTATATTAATGAATTGCGTACCTTGTGACTATTTAAACATTAAAGAATTGCCTAACGATGTTGGAGAGATTATATGTGGGCACCTTTTTAAAGATTATCAATTTCTCTCAAAGCTTAAAACAACGTGTAAGGCACTACATAAATCTATTAGTGTTTTTGCTATTGCTAAATTAATGTTGCCTACTAAACTTGGGTTGTTTAGTTTTCGCGATTTATGTATAAATGTAGATTGTTATGAAGACACTTATGATGTATTTACATTTGTTCATAACTATTATTATACTCGCTACTTACATTCAAGACAATATGCATTGAATGCTACAACTATTATAGTTAATGCACAATATTATAATATTAAATCTCATTATTGTTGCGAGTGCTTGAAAAAGTTTGTGTTAGTTGGTTCTAACTCAAATGTAATAGAAAACTATCACAACTCTGAAGAAGTTAATATAATATTTTAATCCATTTAAACATTAAAACATAAAAGACACAAAAAAAATTGATTGTTTTTTTTTGCATCTATTTAATGAGGATAAAATATGGTTCTCGGTTTTTGCGACCTTAACGATGATGTTATTCAAATTATTATAGGTCGCATAAAACACTATAACTATCTTGCGTTGTTTAAAAGGACGTGCATAGCTAACTATAATAGTGTGTCACGCTTGTCAATTGCTAGACTTATGTTGTCTTACAGACTAAGTCTATTTTCACCAAGAACATTTTGTATTAATATTAATTGTGCTGATGATACTAAGGCAGTATTTGATAAACATTATCGCAATGGTTATGATAGTTACGTTCATATTAAGCAATTTGCCTTAAAACAAACAACAGCCTTAATTAATGAGCAAAAGTATAAGTTTAATACGCACTATTGTAGCGAATGCTTGAAAAAATTTGTTTTAGTTGGAGATTTGAAAAATGTTAAGCACAATTATGACTATATAGATGAAGTAAATATTAGTTATACTAGATGTAAGTATATATTTATATAATGATTTAAAAAAAATTGATTGTTTTTTCTCTCTTAACAAACTAATTATAGTAAATATGGAAGTCCAAACGTGCGCCTATACAAGTCCTAATGTGTCTAACTTTAACTCTAATTATGGAAAAATTAACATCACTTCTGTTATTATGTGTTTCCTTATTATTTATAGCACAGCTTTAAGTATTGTGTTAAGTGTAAAACAACTTATTCAAATTATTAAGGAAGAAGAACTCTTGAATGAAGAAGAAGAAGAAGAGAAAGAAGAAGAAGAAGAAGTTATCGATAGAGTTGAAGTTCAAACGCAAACAAACGAAGAAGATTATAAAGAGGAAGAAGAAATTTTACTTGCCAATTATAATGCTAAAGACAGAGCATTAGCATTACAAGCAGCATATGACGAACGCGCTAAACTTACATTTGAAAAATGGCGCGAGGCACATTATAATTTATTTAAAATTAAACGAGAACTTGCACCACATGGCGGTGAGGGCTTCTCCTACACCGAGAACGCCAACAAGTATCGTACTTTTATGATGAAAATGCAAGAAGAATATCTTGAAACAAATGAAAAATTAACTCGTTTAGAGGCATTTAATGCCTTAAAAAAAGCAAGAACATTAGATATAAAGCATTATAAAGAGTTTATTCATTTATTCAATTCTTAAATAGCAATTGTTGCTATACTTTAAAAAAATTGATTACTTTTTTTTAGCATTTATTAATAGCCTCCACAAAAAGCACAGAGCAAAAAACAAGAGCGCTATGACAAGCGCAAGCACTAATTCAAGCGACCACGTTTCGTTTTCAGTCGCACAAGAGAGGTTGCTTGAGTTTTTTGAGAAGTTCGTTCCGACCAAGCGTACATACTGTATCAATCCAAACTGCATAGAGGAAACAGAAGGCGCTGTGTTATATATATGGGAGAATAACTCACTGGCTTACGAACACAATGAACGGCAAACAGCATTGAACATTACAATCATGCGAGTAAACGGAAAACCACATTGGGTTCAGAGTCATTATTGTTGCGAGTGCTTCAAGAAACATGTTTTGGTGGGAAACAACAAGAATGCTTCGCAACACTATGGGGGTTATTGTGACGGAGTTCAAGAGGTAGAAGTATACTTTCATAATGAGCCATGGCCTTCTACGTGGCATAATCGTGAAACAGGAGAGGATCACGTGCTTACTGAGCTTCAGGAATATATGTTGGCAACCGACTAGATAGATGTTGTTATACTTTTTAAAAATTGATTTTTTTATTATTTTTGCACTATTAACAAAATAACAAAATAATTAAAGCTTTAAAATGATGAGCGTAAGCAACATTTGCGAGTTACCAAGCGACATTATGACACTCATTATAAAACAACTCGGCAATTATGAATACATAATTGGTCTAAACATTACTTGTAAGTCATTGTCTAACTTGATTTCAAAATTTGCTGTTACAAAGGAGATGTTTGCTGTGTTGTTTAGCAGATTTAATCCTTATGAGTTACAGAACTATAATCCACATCGTAAGTATATGGCAAGATGTGTAAATGAGCGTTGTAAAGAGGAAACCCATAACGCGTGTGTATACATATGGGAGGCTCACAATGGGATTGGTTATGTACATGGAAAACAAGATGCACAAAACACAAATTTAATGGTAATTAATAAGAAAAAATTCTGGTTTCGCTCTCCTTATTGTTGTGAATGCTTTAAAAGACACGTTTTAGTAGGAAACAACAAAAAGGTTGCGCAACATTACGGAAGTTATTGTTATGGAATACAACAAGTAGTTGTAACCTTTAACACAACACAACCCTCTAGTTGGTATGATTGTGCTAGAGATTGGTATGGACCTTTAGTGGAGAGACAGGTGCGTCTTTTAAATAGTTAAAGTGCTTATTTGTATTAGCGCTACAAAAAATTGATTTATTTTTTTATCAATTATTTATAGTACCAAAAAAACACAACTATGACAAGTGTTAAAACAAGTAACCAAGTTTCATTTTCGGTTGCTATAAATCGGTATCAGGAGTTTTTTGAAAATTTTATTCCAACGCAGTGTCAAGAATGTATCAACCCCAACTGTAGTCAGAAGAAACAAAGCGCAATAAAACATATTTGGCATGCTCACACACTTATATATAAACCTAATGAAGACCATATGGCGTCAACTATAGCACCTACGTTAAATATAATAACAATGCTGGTTAATGGAGAGCAATTTACTGTTATGTCACATTATTGTTGTGAGTGCTTCAAACAACAAGTGAAAAAAGACCGGAGTGCAAGGCAGAGAGCAAATCAAGAAAAGCGCACACAAGAAAAGCAGGCGCGCTATTGCTTACAACGAGATTTGCGTTTAAAAGAAGAGGAGGAAAAAGCTAAAGCACAAACTAATGATTAAATGCTATAACAACATTTTTATAGATGTTGTTATACTTTTTAAAAATTGATTTCTTTTTTTTTGCCATTTATTTATAGTCCGGTCAAAAAGAGAGAAGAGCAAAGAGAGAAGAGCAACGATGATGTGCCAAGCTTGCGAGCTCAACATTTGCGACTTGCCAAGCGAGATCATATCACTCATTGTTGATCGGCTTGGAGACAAAGACTACCTCGTGAGCTTCAAGGAAACGTGTGTGTTGTTTAGCAAATCCGTGAGCCAGTTTTATATTGCGGGGCAAATGGTGGCTACGTTGTACGGGGTGTTTACTGAGCGCTATGTTGACAAGCGTTTTGAGAATCAATATATAATGGGCGACTGTGCAAACGCAAACTGCTACTACGATACTGAAGCAGTGTGTGAGTATGTATGGAATTATGGTTACAGCCGCTACTATCATCGTATTCAAAAGCCAATGCAATGCACGACCATGTTTGTCGATGGAAAAGAGTATCCTGTCAAACATCATTATTGTGCTGAGTGCTTTGTGAAGTTTGTATTGGGTGGGTCAAATCCAAACATGTCGCGGCACTACGGGGACTATACTAGCGATGGAAACAAGCAAGTGAATGTGACCTTCAATGCGGAGCCAACACCTTCAACGTGGATACATTACCAAACAGGCGCAAAGGAACCATTGTTACAGTGGCAAGTAGATGCTATGAATGGTAAGTTTCCATAGCATATACTTGTGTTGTGTTGTGTTATGTTGTGCATTTTCTCTTTTCTCTTTTCCTATTTTTTGTTTTTATTGCTACATACTAACTAGTCAACCAATTTAAACCCATCTTCAATAATATTATAGTTAAACCCCCAATCATCTATTTCTTTCGGCGTTATACATCCATTTTTAAACGCCTCATTGTAATTCCAATAATGTACTGGCTCAAGTATCCATTGCTGACTATTTAAATCGACCAATCCAGAAGCATCAAAATCAAATAATTTATAAACTCCATCTACTGATTTAGCCAAGTTATCGAACTTCCAATCTACATACATAATTCCTAAGCCTTGTAAGTAAGTTTTCACGTTTTCCATTACTTCTTGTATTTCAATTAAATCGTCATAGCTCATTGGATGTAGTCCAACATAACATGAAGCCGATTTTTCAGTGCATAATTGTTCCATAGTAATATAGTCATCTGTTACATCATAATAATTAACTATATTTGGATGAGGGTTTTCCATTAATATTTTAACAATGGTTCTTTCAACATTATTTGAATATGCGTGGCTTTTAGTGAGCGGAGGACCATATTTTCTAAAAAAAGTAATTCCATCATAAGTTTCATCTGTTTTTAATGTGCTGTCACTATTCATATTATAAATAGTAGATTGTTCCATTATTTTCTCAGTTTCTTAGTAGTCTTGTTTTTTAATAATAACTGTGCTAAATCTTTAAATAGTTTATGTTTATTATTCTTGCTGGATTTAAGGACCATCTTTTTCTTACAACTGAATCCGTTTATTTTTAAGTGTTTTTTTTGTAAAACGCTATAAATACATATACCAATAGCCCGGCTTTCTGGATTATTTGCATTTGGAACTTTTTTAATACAGCTACAAAGTTTTTTAGCAATTATGTGCTCGGCTAATTTCTTAAGATGGCTAATATTCGTTTTTTTAAACGGCACATTGTAATAATCCAAAATTTTTATATAGTCTGCTTTAGTTAAATCCATTATATATATAATTTATTTAATTTTTATTTATTTTTATATTATCATTTTTTTATTTAGTTATCATTTTTTATTTTTCATTTTTTTTGTTATAATTTTTTATTTTTTATTTTTTTATGATTAAAATATTAAAATTATATAATATATAATGAATACTAAAAAACTCTTTAGTTATACATTGAAATTATCTGTAATTGTTCAATTTGCAACATTAGCAATTAATTTATTGGTAAGTACAAAAAATATACCACGTGAATATTATATAATAAAGGAATTGTTTTTTTTAGAATTATTTGTCCAAATAATTGAAGGCTTGTTTTACATTTGGTTAACTTATAATTTTAATAAGCTAAGCAATATGACACCTAATAGATATATGGATTGGGTTGTAACTACACCAACTATGCTTATAACACTAATTTCATATTTAATATTTTTAGAGGCAAAGGTTACAAAACAAACAGGCACTTTGAGATTAACCTCTATATTAAAAATGAATTATAAAACGCTAGTTCCAATATTGAACTTAAATTGGATGATGCTCTTATTTGGGTATTTGGGTGAAATAAATGTTATTCCGGTTGTTTACAGTGTACTATTAGGGTTTATACCTTTTTTAATTTATTATTATATGATTTATAAAAATTTTGTAGCTAATAATAAATCCACAACAGGTTCAGGATTAAAACTATTTATGTACTTTTTCTTTTTCTGGTTGCTATATGGAGTTGCTGCATTTATGCCATATTATATTAAAAATATAATGTATAATATATTAGATCTATTTTCTAAAAATTTCTTCGGAATATTCTTGGTTTATATTATTTATACAAATAATTATTAGGCATTAAGCAACAAACTATTTATAGGCACTAGCATTAGTAGCAGTAGTAGCACTAGTAGCAATATTGGCAATACTACTTACTCCAGAGCTAATTAATTCTATTGTTTTATTTTGTAAATACTTCTCAATTGACCCGATTAGTGCAGTTGATAATAATAAAAATATACCCGATGAAAATACTAACCGTCTATCAAATTCTCCAAATTCCCGCCCTTTATATGTAATAGGATTATACCTTATAACTAGCAAGATTCCTATATATATTTGTAAAAATGTTCTCAAATAGCGCATGTATCTCGGCGCAAAACCTCCTATTCCTAATAGCACAATTATATATAATACAAAACTTATGTTTATCAAATATAAAAATACTAACTCACTAAATTTTCTCTTTTTAGACATATTATTAATAATTAACAATATTATTAATAATTAACAAAACTCATAAAAATTTATTTAAAAAACTCATAAAAACTTATAAAAATTCATAAAAAATCAAAAAATAAGCAAAAAACGCATACAAAATCCCAAGACCATATATCATAACAAATTTTTAAACAATCAGCAAAAAACAAAGCCAAAGGCACATAAACTTTTGCAAATCTCTCTTTTTACCGAATTTATATTTATAAAATTTTTTTGATTTTGGACATTTATAAATGTCCATTTTTAAATTAGGCAAGCCTTTATAGGTTTTTCTAAAACAAAATCAGGGATTTTTCAGTTTTACACCATAAAGCTTTTATAAATTTTCTAAGTGTGCAAAAAAAGCCCTTACCATACATTTTTTAGGCCTTTTTTCGATTTTTTTGCGCGTTTTTTATAAGTATAAAATACTTATAAAATACTTATAAAATACTTATAAAAAACGCGCAAAAAAGCGCAACTTTTTACACGCTCGAAATTTTGTTATCATAACAGCTCTCATTTATTTTTTTATGCAGTTTTTTTTGAGAGCATATTTTAAAATACTTATAAAAGCGCTTTTTTAGCGAAAAGGATTTAAGGATTTTTTATAACTATATAATAATTGTATATGATTAATAAAGGAGTGAAAAGCTTATATTTATATGAATGTAAATCCTGTAACTATAATACGTATAAAAAGGGGGACTATGGGCGACATATACAAACAGGAAAACACAAAAATAATGAGCTACTTATAAATATTAGTGAAAAAACGTGTGCAAAATCTTATATATGTGAATGTGGCAAAAGTTATAAACATAACCAGAGCTTATATACTCATAAAAAAAAATGCGCTTTTGTGAATTTAGAAATAAGTAATAGTGGTGAAGATGTTAATGTTAATGAAACTAGCGCTAGCGCTAGCGACATTAACAATACTATGATAATGAAGCTATTTACTGAAAATAACGATATTAAGAACTTGCTAATCATTCAACAACAACAAATAATGGAGCAACAGAAACAATTAGGAGAACAACAAAAGCAATTAATAGAATTTGTTCCAAAGCTAGGCAATATTACAAATAATAACACACATATAAAACAGAATTTTAATATTAATGTTTTTCTTAATGAACGGTGTAAAAATGCAATAAATATGAACGATTTTATAAAACAAATAAAATTAACATTGGAAGACCTGGATTTAACAAAAAATAAAGGTTTAGAAATAGGACTAAGCAACGCTATTATACAAACAATAAGTAAATTGTCGCTTTTTGAGAGACCGCTACATTGCACCGATCCCAAACGCGAAACTTTATACATAAAAGACAATGATTTATGGGAAAAAGATAGCGATAAAACAAAAATAAAAGGGGCTTTACATAACTTAAATAAAGCACATTTTAAGCTGATTCAAGATTGGATTGCAAAAAACCCCGACTTTAAAGAAAACGACGCAAAGCAAGACTATTTTGCATATTTATTGAAAACTTGCTCGGTTAATTTAAAAACTATTGACGATAAAATAATCAAGAAAATATGCGCATCTAATAATTTAAAAACAAATTTAAAAGAGTTCGAAAATATTAATTATGATTAATCGACCAAATAATAATATACATTTATATTAGTTTAATATAAATATGGATGGCATTCTGGGAGAATTAAAAAAACATTCACAACAACAAGCACCTAGCCCAAAATCTATTAACCCAAAATCTATTAAATCATCGAAACTTAGGATTTTATCGAAATCAGAACCTTTATCGGTAACTGGGAAATCAGAAGCTTTATCGAAATCTAAACCTATATCGGTAACTAAGAATTCATCGAATTCTGAACCTTTAGCGGTAAATGGAATAAGTAAAACATTATACAGCCGTAATAATCCCAGACAACAATTAGAAACGCCTCCTCTTGCTGAAAACACAGCCATCAAGAATGCTGACCGAGAATTACGTAAATCAATAGAACCATTTACTTCAAACAGTATAATTAGAAAAATTAAATGTGAAGTAGTCCGTGCTGAAAATGAGGAAGAACAAACAGCTGAAATAACAGGCAAAGAGGTACTGTCCTATGGAGTAACTCTTTTAGCACGTGGAATAAAAGTAGGTGAAGCCACAATGGATTATCTAAGAGAAGTTTTACCGGAGAAATTTGAAGAGATGATTAATGAGGCTCAAAAAAATAAGGAATCTAATGGAAAACCAAAGATAGGAGGAACAGTAGGAGGCGTAAAGCCAACAGTTGAATCAAAACAAGTTAATCCAGTCTTTAAGATATCATTATTTGCTGGGCTTCCTTCATTATTTGCTTTCATATTTTTAATATTTTTTTTATTATGGGTAATAATAATGGGATTATTAAATAGGTTTTTAGGGGATGAATATGCTTTACCAAATGTTAAATTTGATAAAAAAACAACACAAATAGTATATTCTATTTTTTTTGCAATAACAAGTTTGGTTTTAATGTTTTATTTATTTATTGATTATTATCGTAAGATTGAAGATGAATTAGATATAGTTCAAATTTTTAAACAAGTTATTGGGGCGTCATATATTTTATGGCCTATAGCCATACTTATAATTGGTTCTGGTATTTCAAAAGCATTTTATAAAATATCTTGTAATGGTAACAAACCTAATGTACTAAGTTGGGCTAAAATAGTAGAGTCGACTGCCCTATATGTATTAGGTATATGCGTATTAATTACAGTAATGTTTCTATTTAAGCCAATTGACAATATGTATCGCTATACACTTCCTAGGATGATTCAAAAATTTTTTCAAAAAGGCAAAATTGGGGTAGCAGTAACTTTAAAACTTATGGTAATTTATATAGTATTACGAATGATAACAATAATGCTAGAAGATATTATTTCAAATAAGATTGTATTTTTTATTTCCAAATTAAATAATGATGTTGAAGCTCCACCAGTGAACTGTAATGCAGAAGAAGAAGAAAAAAATGCAAAGCAAAGTGAAGTAGCTAGGATATTGGAAGAGATTTATATGTATATTTCTGGAATTATTGTATGTATAATTATATTTTTTATTATGTTAATTCAATCCCCTCATCCTTATTTTGCAAGTGTCTACAAGATAAATGATAACATCGGTACGGGTCTTCAAAGAGTATCAAGTTTATCTACAAAATATATAGTTAAACATGACACTACTAAAGATTGTAATGAAAAGAGCAAAGGGCCTGGATTTTTTTCTCTTCCTGCTATTCCTACATCTGGTGCTTTTTCTCGAGAAGAAGCACCAGCACAATCAACAACAACAACTCCCGATAACAGTAGCAGTGGAAAGGGAAAGAAGTCGAGAGAACTATTTGCAGAAAATGATGCCAATAAAGCGCGAGAGCAGAAGATATAGCAAGGACACCAACACTAAACCCAGAAAAAAAATTGGAACAAATACCAGATACTGAAATAATTAAAATCGATAGAATTTAAGACATATAAACCCACAAACCCCTAAAATTTTTATAATATGTTAAAGTAAAATATTATAAAAATTTTAGAATTAAAATGATGACCCAAATGCTCCTCCTAAAGCGCCGTTGGCAGCCATTGGTTCCATAGACTCCATAAATGCATTTTGCATTGCCTGTCCTTGAAAGTTCATTCCTCCGCCATTATTAATCATATTTGGCAGCGAATCAATCATAGATATATTGTTTTGTGCAGGCATTTGGTTAGCTCTTGGAGCCATTAAAGTATTATCTAATGTATCAGCCCTGCTAACTTGATGAATTCCAGGTGTGGAAATAGTTTGATTTATTTTAGCATTACCGTGATTGCTTGCTCCCACGTGTGGGCTTTTACCGCTCCACGTTTCCATTACTCTATTATAGAGAATATTGATTTTGGCTCCTAACTTTGTTTGCATAGTAAAAATTAAAATCAACGTAGGAATAATGAAACTTACTTCATTAAATTTAGAATATGGCACCTTGCTATATGTTGGAAAATAACGAGTTATTTTATCAATAAAAAAGATTGCAATAAACAATACACCTAATTGAATAATGATTTCAAATAATATTTCTAAGTTAGCTTTTTTGTCATTATCTTCTGGAATATATTCTTTTACAAGTTTTAATAATATTACAACAGGGATTAAAGCAATTATTAAATATTGTAACATATTAAATAATAGTGCTTTATTATCGCTATCAAAGTTAAAAACATAATAAAAGAAACCAGAAGGACTTAATCTATTGCTAGTTCCGCCATTTATAAAATTTGTATTTGGAGTTTCGAAAGAATTCATAAATATTATTATATATATAAATTAAAAAAATAATATTATTTCTAAATAATGTTATTTTTTATATAATGTTATTTCTAAATAAGTTAGTAAAGTTATATAACTTAATATGTTTATTATTTAAATTTAAATTGTGCCTATAAACATATAAAAACATATAAAAATAATTATATATGGATTGTTACACATATAAAGTAATAAATAATAATGAAACCCCTATATTAAAAAATGTGGATGTGGTTCTTATATTAGCAATGGAAGACAGCACTAGATTTAAAGAAGACCCATTTTTATTAAATCTTGCCAAGCAAACAATAATTCAATATAATAAGGGATTTAAAAAGTGTAACAAACCTTCAACAATTATAAGTTCTAAACAAGATATTGTTCACGCTTATTATACAGCTTTTGAGTACTTAAAAGAATATAATAATGTAATAATATTAGAAGATGATGCACTAGTAGTAAATAAAGACACATTAGTTTATGAAAAAATCGATGCATTTATTGCAACAACAGATTTTGATATTTTCACTTTTGGATCATTTGGATTAGCATCAAAATATAATGAAGATTTTTTGAATATAGGTAGTTATTTTTTTGGTGCAGTACAAGCAATCATATATTCACGTAATGCAAGAAGTAAATTAATTGAAGACATTAGCTCGTCTAATTTTAATAAAGGGCACGTGGATAATACATATATAGGGGCTTTAACTAAAAAATTTACATATAAATACCCACTAATTGTTCAAATATTTCATAAAACCGAGAACCAAAATACATGGAGTGCTAATATTTATATATTATCTATTATTAGAACAGCATTAAGACTCTTTAAATTTGATAAAAGTATAGACAGTTGGTTTTTATTGTATTTTATATTTAGAAATTATATTTATATAATAACATTAATATTAGTATTAATATTAATTAGTAGCATGTTTTATTTTAAAATTAATAAGGTGAAATTAGTTAAAAATATTATTGTTTAATATGTTTAATATAAAATAATAAATTTTTTAAATGGAAGACATCAAGGAAGAAAAAAAGGAAGACATTAGCAAAAATGTTAGCGAAGACAATGGAAAAGACATTACTCAAGACATTAGTGAAGACACTAACAAAGACACTAACAAAGACACTAACGAAGATATTAACGAAGATACTAACGAAAATACTGAAGAAACAACAATAGAAACAACAAGCGACTGTTCATATATTCAAATGATTATAGATGCTCACAAATTATTGTGTATGCAAGTAATTACTATGTTACTCATATCATTAATATATATAAATTGTTATGATAATAATATTTATGATTTTGTAATATATTTTTGTTTTGGTATAGTTATATCAATATTATTTGTTGCATCATTAGTACTTATAAAAAAATTCAATATAATATCAAAGGAAGAACACTATAAAATATATTCCCCATATGTATTAGATTTTTGTAAGAAATATATAATAGATATTAGTGGCGAAAATATAGCTTTTTATTACGCTATAATCAGTTGTTTGGTCCATTTAATATTTTCTATAATCGCATTATTATATGTTAAAAAATATATTAAAACATCCAAAAAAACCAATAATGCTTTACTAATTTCGTTTATATTATTTATTATTTATGGATATGTAAACGTATATGTTAATGATATTTTTAAGATATATACAAAGTCATTAGAATTAACAAATAGAGAATATGTTATATCGCTGTCTTCTATAACATTAACTTATAGTGGCTTAATATATTACTTTGAAACCATTAAAAATGAAAGGACTAAATTAATAAATAAATTAATAAATTAATAAATTAATATTATTTAAATATAATTTAAGTAATATTAGTATAACATAATAATTATTAGCTAAATGCTAAAACGGTGTTGTGAGGCAAATAAGTATAGACATAACAAATACAATGAAGAAAATCAATATTTAAATTTATTAGATGATATATTATCTACACAAAATAATCAAGAAGGTAGAAACGGAAACACATTATCTATTTTTGGTTCAACAATGCATTTTTCGTTAGAGCATAATAAAATTCCTATTATGACTACAAAAAAGGTCGCATGGAAGACGTGCTTGCGCGAATTATTATGGTTTATTAAAGGAGATACAAATAATAAGCATTTAAAAGAGAAAAACGTGCATATATGGGATGAAAATGGTTCTCGCCAATTTTTAGATGGGCGTGGACTAACTAAGTTTATGGAAGACGATTTAGGTCCTATTTACGGATTTCAATGGCGTCATTATAATGCAAAATATACTGATTGCACTAGCGATTATAGCAATAAAGGCATTGACCAGCTTAAAGAAGTAATCGAGTGTTTAAAAGACCCAGAAAAACGAAATTCTAGAAGAATGATTATTACTGCGTGGAACCCTTGTCAGCTAGATATTATGGCATTACCTCCGTGTCATATTTTTATGCAGTTTAATGTAACAAATAATAATAAATTAAGTTGTGCTATGTATCAACGCTCTAATGACGAGGCTTGTGGAACGTGTTTCAATGTTGCGTCATATTGCTTTTTAACGCATTTATTAGCAAAGCATTGTGAGCTTGAGCCTTATGAATTTTTGTATTATAAGGGTAACTGTCATATTTATGAGGAACATATTGACAATATTAAAATACAGTTACAACGAGAACCTTATGAGTTTCCAACTTTAGAAATTATAAATAAACGTGAGCATATTGAAGATTATGTAGAAACCGATTTTGTAGTTACTAATTATAAGCACCACGAGGCTATTAAATATATTATGAAAGCATAATATACAAAACAAGCATATATACAAAACAAGCAAATAATAATATAATAATTAATATTATATTATTTATTAATAATATGGTTTAAAAAATAGGCATTAGTATATTGTAAATATGTCAACATCTGCTTTAGCATCCGCGCGAAGAAGGCGAGCAACAAGTGAAAACCCTGTGGCACCAAGCCCTATTATTAATAATAGAGTAGTTCAGCAAGTTCAGCAACCTCAAAAAGACATTCCACGCGAACAAAATCAAACATTAACACCACTACAAATATTACAAATTCACGATATAAAGATTAAAGAATTAGAAACATTGATTACAGAATTTACAGACGAAGACCTACTAACAAAATTTATAGATGATAAACTAGAGAACATAGGTCATACTAAGAGCAACGACACTAAGAGCAACGACACAACGAGAGAAAGCGGTGGTTCTAATATGCCAGCTTTAGCTTTATATGATGAAAAATTATTAATGCAGGAAAAAAGAACTGAACAAAAAATGGATGATTTTAAGACATCACTAAGAGAACAACTAACAAGCACTACCAATTTATTAAATGATAAAATAGCACAAAAATTTGAATCTATGAATACTATTGACAATATTATGAGTGAATTTAGCGAGTTAAAAGTATTAGTAATTAAATCTCAAAATATGGCCTTAGAAACCGCTAATAATGTTAATAAACTTTATGAGCAATGTAATTCCAATAGTGCAAGACTAAAAGAAATCGAAACTAGTGTTGCTTTATTACATAGTAAAAAGGCTAGTAATCCTAGTAATATTATGTTACAATCACTATTAAGCGGGTCTTTATTTAAGTCAGGAGATTTTAATGCATTTGATTTTAACTGTCAACCTGGTGACAACTGTGAGAATTGTGAGCCTGATGAAATGTATGATACAAACATAGGTGAAATAAAAAAAATAAATATTGATTTTGGTAATAATGAATTATTATTAAACGAAGAACAAATTGAAGATTTATTAGATATTAGCAATCCAACTGAGCACGGCATCAGTATTCACGAATTAATTGACGATGCAACTAGTTTAGTCGAAGACACAGAACCAGCACAAGAACCAGCTCCAGAACCAGCTCCAGAACCAGCACAAGAACCAGCACAAGAACCAGCACAAGAACCAGTCCAAGAACCAGCACAAGAACCAGCACAAGAACCGGCACAAGAACCAGCCCAAGAACCAGCCCAAGAACCTGCACAAGAACCAGTCCAAGAACCAGCACAAGAACAAAAACCCGAATAATAAAATTAATAAACAATTATTATTTATTTATGTTAAAATAAAATAAATAATAACTAATGAAATATTAATGTTGATTATAATAAATTTATTAATATTATGTGTGGTTTTATTTCTATATATACATATTTATAATCACAATAAAACAAGTAACTATTTAGAATTATATGAAATGGAAAATTTATCAAAAGAAAAATTGGAAGATATAATAAATTATAAACAGCCTCTCTTGTTAAACGCTATTAATTTAGTTGAAAATATTAACGTCAAGCATTTACTTTCTGAATATTCGACATTTAATATAAATATATACAATAACACTAGCGAGAATTTGTGCAAAATAAATTTACAGGATTATTACGATGTTGCCAGCTCTACAAATTACTTAAGTTACAATAATGAAGAATTTTTACAAGAAACGTCAATAGCCAAAATATTATGTAAAAATGATATTTTCTTTAGACCGCCTAATATGTGTGCTAAAAAATATGATGTTATTATGGGGGCACAAAATAATAATACACGATTAAAATACAGCATAAATAGTCGTAATATATTATATTTATCAAGCGGTCAACTAGAAGTAACTTTGTGCCCACCAAAGTATTATAAAAATTTGCACGTTAAAAAGAATTACGAAACACTAGAATTTTACTCGCAAATAAATATTTATAATGTAGACAGCATTTATAAAAATGATTATAATAAAATTAAATTTTTAAGAGTAATATTAAACGTGGGACAGGTTCTTGTAATACCTCCTTATTGGTTTTATAGCATCAAATTTTTAGAAAAGCACACACTGGCTTTCTTAAATAGCTATACAACCTATATAAATTATGTTTCACTAATTCCTCATTTAACTATGCAATTACTACAATTAGGCAACATCAAGTTAAGTGTTAAGAAGACTAATTATTGTAAAAATACTATAAAACCAGAAAAAACAGAAAAAACAGAAACACTAGAAGCAAGAGAAACAAAACAAACAAAAGAAACAATGGAAACAATAAGTGAAGAAACAATAGAAGAAACAATAGAAGAATATGATATAAGTGATAATGCAATAAATAATAGTAATGATAAAACATAAAAATATAGCATTTAACTATTTTAATAGTGCTACATATATGTTGTTAAATAAGTATAATATAATTTCGTATATATCTAATGGAGAATTTGGACAGGTAACAAAAGCAACATATAACGACAAAAGCTATGCTATAAAATGTGGAGCAAAAGACTTAATTAAATATGAAATACAAATATATAAGCAACTGCGAACTATTAGCAACATTTCAACAATATATGACGTTTTTGAAACAAATAATAAGATGTATATGGTTATGGATTTATATACTATGACTTTGAAAGATTACAAATTACAAAATTGCGACCAGTTAAATTATGTTGAACACACTATAACTATGTTAGGAGAGCTAATAGCAATAATTAAATTAATCCACGAAAATAATATAATACATAGAGATTTAAAACCAACAAATATATGTTTAGACACGAGTTATAATTTATATATAATTGATTTTGGTCTTTCTAAAATGTATAAAAGTGGCACTATTCATAATAGTGAAACACAAATAAAATCGTTAATAGGTTCTGTTAATTTTTCAAGTTTGAACGTAATAAATTTAATAGAACCCTCACGACGTGATGATATCGAATCGCTATTATATATTTTATTTTATTTATTATTAGATAATTCTTGCTATAACATTTATACTAGCTTAGACGTTAGTAATAAGAAAAATATTGATATATTATTAATGTTTTTGCAAGATAAAAACAATAGCATACTTAATAAAAAAAGTATTAATTATACTACATTAGACAAGCTATTTAAATATATAAGACGGCTAAAATATAATCAAGCTCCAAATTATGACTATATTATAATATTATTAAATATGATTTATACGCCTTAGATTAGCTATTTAAAAATATTGCAATAGGTTGCAATAAGTTATTAACTTTTGTATAGACGTCATCGTTTGCTATATTAGGTTGGAAGTTCAACGAGTTGAAAATAGAAATAGAAATATAAGAGGGTATATATGTTATATGTGTTGGAATATTATCCGAATTTTGTATTAATAAAAAAATATAGCATATATTTTTAAAATAATAATGATAATAGTTTTTCCATTTGCTGTCTATAACTTTATTATGTTTTAGTATAAATGCTAATATGGTTTCCAGCTCTTTAATTGTTATAATATGTGATTTAATATTTGAAAAATTGTTAATTTTATAAGTAATTTTGTGCAAATATTTGTTTATACGATTAATTTCATCATTTTTTGTGCTTTTATTATTAAAACTCAAAATGTGAATTTGCAAATCTCTCGGTAGTCTATTAAAAATATTTTTTAAATAGCTTCTTACTTTATAACCTCTATAAATTTTTTGTATAAAAATTAGCCGTGCATTATACAATAATTTTGAATGATTTATACATAATAACCTTTTATTTAAGCAAAATAGTGGTTGTTTATATCTTTTACATAGCGCACATTCCATTTTTTAATATTACTAATATATAATATTACTAATATATATTTATACGATTATTTATAAACTTATTTTTATATTATTTATATAAAAAACTAATATAAAGGTAATATATATTATACTATATATAAAATGTCACAGGCTGATACTGCCACCAACCAATATGTAGGAAAAGTAAAATGGTTCAACAACAAGTCAGGATATGGATTTATTACATTTCTGAACGGAGAAGACGAACATAAAGGAAAGGATATTTTTGCTCATCATTCGTCTTTAAATGTTAAGGAAGAATTATATAAGTATCTTGTTCAAGGTGAATATATTGAATTCAATATTCAGAAAATGGAGACAGGTGCTCACGAATATCAAGCTATTAATATTAAGGGTATTTGTCAAAATGATTTAATGTGCGAAACTCGTCACAAAAATCGTGATATGTCTAAGAACTCCGAGTTTATTA